AGCATTCTTCATAGCTAATAGGATATCATAAATCTTATCGTAGTCAAGTCCGTCTCCCCATAGCACCTTTATCTTTGGGTTTAACTGCTTGAAGCCCTTTTGGTTACACGAGCCACCTATGCGCTCCCAAAGAATGTCAAGGATGCGTAGGACAGTTGAGACAGGATCCCCAGAATCAGGCCGAACAACGAATACCCCGTCTCTGCTCAAGATACGGTCCTTGAACTTTATACCGACTATTTCGTGGCAGAACTTAAAGACATCATAGCTGTCAGCCACGACGGAGAGGATGCCGCCAGGGAATTTATTCAGTAGGTTCTCAACAATGGCAGCTTCTCCTTCTGGCCCTAATGCTGTCATTACTGAATGTTCTGTTGCAGGAACAGAATAGGCACAGACATCAGAGTAGTAGTACTGCTGAGCTGTTTCTATAGCACGTATTGTGTCTGTTCCTTTAAAGTTAACCAGATGGGCAAGGCCTCCTAATCCGGCGCTTTCGACGCTGGAAACACCACGGTAGCCAAAGTCGTGAAGCATAAAGTCAAGACCAGCATTTGAGTCTGAAGTTTGATGAAGAAACTGTAAGATCATGCTCTTGACTTTACGGCTAAGAGTTGCAACAGTACATGGGTACCATACTTGAGATAACAGTGTTTCAAAGTGGTTGGTAAGGGGAGCACACATTGGGTCGAGACTTTCAATCGTCATAAGTACGTTTCCTGTTGGAACCGGTGTACCTTCAGGGATTGCTTTGATATGTAGTGGTAAAGCGCCATCGTACTTTTTGATGATATGCTCCCACATGGCCCGGTTGAGTATTTCCTCACTGCCAAAATGTGCTTTGCAAAAGGCAGCTGCATCTTCTATATGCTTTTGTGTAACTACTTTACCAAGCATATACTTACGAAGAATATACTGTAAACCAAAAAATACAGTATATGAAAATGTAGCACCGGGCCGCGACTCGAAGTATGAGTAAACGCCTTCGGTACCTTCTGGGTACATCTTGTGATGCCCCATTTTATAGGAGTCTGTTAATAATACTGGGTTGATGTCCTGTGGCATATATCTCCTATCTTAAGATTCGTTCTAGCTTTTCTAGTTCGCGCTTCTGAGCGGTTGTATAGTTTTCTTTGTCTACTGGTAGGCGTTTGTACAGACGATCAAGTGCGCCCTGTTGTCTTATGCGCTTTGCTGTGCGGCCCGGAGTTTTGTGAGACTTGTGTTTAAGTTTGTCCATGTTTCTCCTGTTTATAATAAGGTTCAACGCCTGTAAATGATCCTGTAATAGTAAATGCTGCCTTAATGACTAGTGGCTTGTGGCATGTAGAGCATAGTTTCATACGCCAGTTTTTGGTAGTGTATGGGACTTGCTTACTTGCAGACTTAGGGCGTATTACTACTCGCTGGTTCTGTCCACATAGTGGGCATGTAAAGTGTATTAACATAGGCCTTGTGTAACGCTTTCGCCTTTGCCTTTTCCGTTGTCGCGGTTATAAAGGCTAAAGTCTAAGTCAACTATGGTTTCTCCTTGTTTACCTAAGTTTACCTTCATAACTCGCCCGAACAAATAGTCGAAGTAGTCTAAGCCACTGTCTAGAATCTCCTGAGCTTGCTCTTCTGTCATATCCCAGGAATGTAATGTGAGTGCCCAAGGCCTAATGGCATAGCAGCGTTGTAGAGAGCGGCTAGTACTTTGGCACGATTTGCGTCGTTTACTGTCATACCTCTCTTATGTTATAAAGTCTATAGTTGATATAATACTAGTTATTATAAAGCTATGGTCAAAAGCAATTGGTAGGTCTTTTAGCCGTTCAAATGGTACCCAAGCAACATCATTAGCATCACTTCCTGCGATTATGTCTTGATCTGTTTTTAAAGTAGCGGTATAGACAGTAGTTATATATCTATCTCTTGGGTCTCTTTTTAGTGTAGAGAACGTATGAAACTGTTTTAGCTCTATATCTTTAAGTCCTGTCTCTTCCATTAATTCTCGGGCGGCTGCTGCACCGAGTTCTTCGTTCATTTCCATATGACCACCTGGTAGAGCCCAACAACCCTTATGTGGGTCAGAACCACGTCTTATCAGTAGAATGTGCCAACGGTTGTCAATCAGTTTAAATACTGCAGCATCGGCTGTATTTACTGGTCGTGGATATTCGTATGTAAATGACATCAATCCCCTTTCCATTTACCATGTGGGTATGCTGAGGCAAAGAATTCAAGTGGTAGAAGAGCAAGTCGTGCATTACCTTCTGTGCTCTTCCAGTAGTCTTGGTCTGTATCGTTACCTAAAGCAGTTATTGCTGCTCGAATAAGTGGTAGGCTTTGTGTACCTGTCATCCCATAAATAGTTCTTATTCCTTTAGGGCCAAATACCTTTACAAAGTGTGGAGCATAATTATAAGTAATGTTAAATTCACAACTATTAGTGCCCCCAACAACATAGGTGCCGCCTCGGAATGGGTGTTTTTCTCGTAGCTCCAGAACTTCTTCTGTTTCTGGGTGTACTAATGCAATGTCGTAGCTCATTTTGCCTCCTTTTGTTTTATGTCTACTGGCATAATATATATAGGTGCGCCAGTAGAGTCATTGCCGTAGTAAGCGTATCCTTTTTTAACAAGTTCTCTATAGATACTTGTTTTGGTGTGGTCTTTGGTTATCATTGCAGACAAAGTAGCTGTTAGTGTTATTAGCCCAACCATAGCCATTAATTTGAAGGAGATTATGTCATCTTCATTTTTTAGTAGCCAAACTGCAATACTACAAAGTATAATAATTGCTGATATGAATATATAAAGTAGTATAATTTCCATTTTATACTGGCCTTTCTGTAATTATTGCTGTTGGGATGCAGTGTTCTATAATAGCACTATATACTAACCAGCTGCCTCCGGCTAAGCTACAACCCATATTTAGTGGTATATAGACACACTCATTGTTTCTTTGTGTGTTTAAAGCAGTTAAGGCTTTACGTACAGCTGTATAATCTGTATAACAGACATGTGGATTTTTGCCATAGTGCAGCTGTCCAAACACATTGCAAACTTTTAATGTAGGAGAAACGTCTACCAGTAGTATTTGTCCTAGTAATGTGTCTGGTGTGGACCTCCCCCAGAATCTAAGGTAAGATTGGTAAACCTCTGGCCATTTTTGCCGTATTGCAAGTGCTAAGCCTGAGCCCATCTTCCCTTGGCAGTTTACCTGCTGACAAATAATCCCTTCTTTTATGTCGAGCAGGTTTGTCTTTGTTATCAGCATGGTTCTTTCCTCTCTCCGCCTTGCGGCGGGGTTATGTCCTTGGCGAGGGCGGCTTCTTTTTGTTCTGCCATCTCCCACCCAATAGAATTCTTGGCATCGTTTATTTTATGGACAGCCTTTATCAGTCCAAGATTATAAGCCAACTGTTCGCACTGTTCTATCATTGCTAATAAGTTTGCCTCTTTGGTAGGGATAATCTTAGACTCTGCATGGATTTTCTCTATAGACTTTTGCCACTCTTCAACCTCGTGTATTGTTGCTTTACCGCAGTCTCCCATACTATTCCAGACTTCTTTTCCGTACCAATTACCAAAGGCTATAAGTTCATTAAAAGTAAAGGGCTGCTCTGTAATTGGTTTGCAGTCTTCACAAGGGTGGTCTTGTTTAATAGTTCCTAAGATAACCGGACATTTTTCATCTCCGTACTTACAGCCATGCTTTTTACAGCAATGGGTCCTATGAACACCTGTACTATCAGGTTTAACTTTGCTAATAATGCTTTGTGCAGTTTGAATTACATTCCTTTCTGCTGCGCCTAGGTCTGTTCTTAACTTGCACTCTGTATTATGTATGTCTTGTGTTATGTCTTTTGCATCTTTGATAGCAGTATCATAAAAGTGATCATATGTAAGCTTTGTTTGTTTATAGCGCTCTACAGCTAGTTGTAAAATAGCTGTAAGCTTTCTGTTTGCTAGTACAAGATCACAAATTTTAGTGTCTGCGTTGAACAGTAGCTCCTTAAGCCCGCTAATCTGCTTTTTATAATATTCGATACTCTCTATTACTATGTTGCCCCATCCTGCATTCCAGCGAATTTCTAGAGTGCCATCTGAGCCATCATTATCTCCTATAAATATCTGGATCTGCGGCTTTATCCCATCAAATACTTCTGGGCCATAGGAGTTAAGAACATCTTCATATTTAGTAAAGGCTTTGTCTATAAACTGCTTCATTTTGCGAATCTTGTCTTTGCCATTTACCTTTAGCAGTATTTCTGAACTCATCTTTTGCCTTTCTGTTTGTCTTTTAGAACTGTTATGTCATAGACTTCTTCTATTTCAAAGCCTGTACCATGACAGTCTTTACACGGACCTTCTGCCACCTTTATTGGTTTAGACCCTGTTCCTTGACAGGTAGTACAAGTTCGTGGGTTTTTACAACCACAGGGTTCTTGTCCTAAGATTGGTTCTATCTTTGTTCCTTTGCACCGCCAGCACTCTTCGGTACTCTGGTCAAAGGCTATAGGTTCATTATTTACTTTTTCGTGAGCTGGACACTTGCAGTCTGGATTTTTGTAGTCATCACATCCGTTGGTTTGGTCAACGCTGTCAAAGAATAGTTCCTTATTTCCACACCAACAAGTTGGCTCTCTTCCGCCTTCGTACGCGTCTCTGGTGTTTAGTCTATGACCGTTTCCGCAATAGATTACTACATAGCCTTCGTAAGACATTGATTCCTCCTATTATAGTCTAAGTCTTGCTAATTGGTCAAGCTCATTAAAGACTGCGTCACAGTAAGAAGATAGTCCTGGATGACGGTCTTTTAGTAGCTTTTTGAGCTTATCAACGTGTTCCTCAACCTTGTCGAGCTTTTCTTCGTACGTATTTGCCATAGTACCTCTATTTATTTTTGTAGCAAGGGCAGGACTTAGCATGTATTATTCCACCGCGTGTATTTACAAGATAGTCGTGGTTCTCTATTGTTATCATGTAAATAGTTGTACCGTAAGTAGTAACAACAGAAGGGGCGCTACGTTGTATTTTTGGCCTTTTTGAGTTATTACAGCCTGAAGCAAAAAATATTATGACCATGGCAGCTGTAAGGTATACTCCGATAAATAGTTTCATCTCAAACCTTTTTAAAGATTAGTTCGTACCAGAATGCTAAGATAAGGTTTACTTGTGTACCAATAGCTATATAGTTCCATGGTACTGGTATTTTTGTGTTGAAACTATCATAAAGCCCGCAGTTATAGAGCATAATAGCTCTATGAGTAAAAGAACAAAGCTTATTTTAAACCATAAGCTCAAGTTCTTTGCTATAGGCCTTTCAAAGCTAAGACTGACTTTGAACTTTGTCATCTTTTACTTCTTCTTTGATTGTACTATAGGTAATGTTAACTGTGGCTAAGAATGTGCCTTTTACCTCTAATAGTTGTACCTTGTTTCCACGAACTTCTGCCCACTTTGCTCCATCTTCTAAGCATGCTTTTTCGTCGAGATATGGTCCTTTTAGTGGTAGGTCGGCAATTATACCACCGGACTGTTCTTGTTTGATAAGTAAGTAGTACATAAGGCTCCTATATTAGTGATTGGCAGGTCAGCTGGGACTCGAACCCAGGTCTTGAAATTATTTTGTGTTTTGGAGACTATTTGTGGTGTAATTGATGTAATACAAAGGAGTGATCAATATGCCCACAAAAGAATGGCGAGATTGCCACAAAAATGAACTTAGAGCGTATAGACGCAAATGGTATGCTAGTAATAAAAAGCATGCTATAAATAAGGTAATGACTCGTAAGCATGCAACTAGAGTATGGCTAAATAAACTGAAGGAAGATAGGGGTTGTGCTCTGTGCGGCGAAAATGACGCAATTTGTTTAGATTTTCATCATAGAGCTGATAAACAGTTTCATCTTTCACGGGCACCTGCTCTTGGGTGGTCAAGAGCACGTATATTAGTAGAAGTTGCTAAGTGTGATGTTCTTTGTGCTAATTGTCATAGAAAGTTACATAGGCCTATTCTACCCAGTTGAAATACCGACCTACATCTTTAACTTTTCCAATATGTTTTGACTGCTTTACGCACGTCTTTGTAGTATATGTCGTTGAGGCTTATATTACCTTTTAGTGTTGTATTACACTTTTTGACAAGTACAGGAACAACACCAGTACTGACCATATCTAGGTTTTGTGCCATAATTTCAGATACATCAAGCTTTCTAAGCGGGTCTTCAGGAACCAGAGGGCCGCGGTCTAACACCATGCCATATGTCATCTTACCATTTAGAAGGTTTGTTACAGAGATAATAGTTCCAAGTGGATAGTCCCAAGAAGCACACATTGGTAAGTTTTTATCAAATGGAATACCAGATGCAGTTCTTCTTCCTTGGTGATGGTCGCCGTAGAAAGATGATCTGCAGAGCTGACCCTTGGTTAAAGCTATTAGTGCTACACAGTTATTTAACTGTGTTTGTGTACTATCAAGCTGGGCAGAAAGCTTGTCTATTTTTACCTTATAGTCGTTGTCTTCTCTTACCCAAATAGACATAAGGATAATGAAAGTAATAAGTGCTATAAACGGATACGGTGTTTTCATTTTTACTCTTTTATTATTATTTCAAACTCTTTTATCAGCTTCTCAACCATTGTTTCGTATGATCCTTTGTGTTCATAGGAGTAGAATTGTAAGTATATTTTTCCATCTCGTTCAACAATCCTGACTTTATCGGTGGCGTCATAACCACCGCAATCAACTGCAAAAAGTTCTAATGTCTTTTCTTTTTCATATTCTTTTTCACAGAACTGCTTCCAGAGCACTTTCCACCCTTCCATGTTATCTCCATCCTTTTTCTAGTTTCTGGAGATCATGCAATATATACTGTTGTGCACATAAACAGCAATACGCTTCTGCTTGTAACTTAAAGGTTTTGTCATCTCTTCTTGTAAGTACCAACCCCTTGTATTTGTTGCAGTGGTATCTATATGGACTACCTGCAAATCTCCTCATTCTTCGGTAAGATATCTTAATAGGTGTGCTATGTATGTTTTTTCCTATTTCCTCGTTGAGCAGGAGAGAGCCGTTTGGGTCTAGCGGGTTTTTCATCTTTTGGCTTAAATATGTTCTTTTTTAGGGCCATGCTAGCTGCTAATAAAACTGCTAGCATTTTGTTTATGTCTTTTGGGTTACCAGCCATATAGACTTCATTGTTATTCAGAGTTATTATAGCATACCAGTTGAGTTATAACCCCATATCTGTTATATTGTTACTACACTGCTTTCTAAAAGCTGGTATAGTCATAAATAGTACGACAATTACTGCTATCTGTAAAAGGAAGAGCCCTATAGCAGTAAGGCCAGAGGACAGCCCCATATCTATTATAATACCAATAAAGCAAAAGATGACTAAAGATATAAGCAAATACTCGATGTTCTTTACACCTAGTAGCCATTTGCAAATACTGGGGGCCAGTATAAATATGGCGGCTACTATACCAAAAAGTAGGTAAAGTGTTAGTAGATACAGCATCATAAGCTCCTATTTAAGGTTTGGGTTGTGTGCTATATAATCGTCAACGGCAGAATAGAGAACCGATTTTACAAGGTCTGTTGCATTAGAAGCAGCAATACCTTTACGTATTCGTTCAATAGCAGCTCTGTCAGGTTTCTTTTCCAGAGCGCTTAATAGTTTATGTATAAGATCGTTGGTCATACGATATTGTGGTGGAGCTGACTGGGATCGAACCAGTCGTTGAAGCATTTTGGTATTAGCTAAGTTATTGTGGTATAATAGTATATATGGTGGAGGTAGCAGGATTTGAACCCGCGCATATCTGGTCGCAAACCAGACGCCTTACCACTTGGCCATACCCCCAATTTAACTATAGGATTAACTATGTATTCAACTAATGATACTGGAAAACGATCCTTCTTCACATGTGAAGTTTGTGAAAAGAGTTTTAGTATACCAACACGATTTCTTTCACGTAAGGATGATCATATAAAGCATAAGTACTGCTCTAAGATCTGTTCTAGCTTTGCTAGGAGAAAGCGGGTTATAGTTACTCGTTTAGTGTGTAATAAGGCTATAGAAAGGACTGAGTCAAAACTTAGAAAGTCTAAACACGGATTACATTTTTGTAGTAGGGCTTGTAAAGATAAGGCACAACGTATAGATGGTATAAGGGCTATGCACCCACCACATTATGGTGATGGTAAATGTGATTATAGAAGACGAGCTATTGAATATTATGGTTGTAAATGTGCAGTTTGTGACATTACTGAAATAGGTATGTTAGATGTACATCATATAGACGAAGATAGGGCAAACAATGCAATAGATAATCTTATTGTACTATGTGCTAATCATCATGTTTTAGTAACTAGAGGATTAGCTAATATAGTAGATAGACAGTTACATATGTGCTCTACCAAGTGAGCTACAGCCCCACATATTTATGGTCTTGTAACTAAGCCGCAGTAGCCTGTATTGCGGTGGAGAGACTGCCAACACGCACAGCCATCTGCAATACAATAAGAGCCTGGTACCGGTTTGTCTTCTGCGTCTCTATTAAAGCTAAAGCGTATAGGATAACCGTCGGCTCTTGGAACCGAAAAAGGTTTGGAAAATGGACACCATTTCTTCTTAGCTGTGTCGATTGTCACGTTAGCACTCTTTATATGGTTGTGATTGAGCCGGATTAAAACCTAATGCAATAAGGCTAGCCTTTAACTTTTGTAGTCCGTTCATGTTCTTGCGTGCTGCCCATATTGAGTCGGGGGAGCCAACAAGTACTTGGCCATAATCGCACTTCGTCATAATGCATAGGTCAGGACGGCCCCAATATTTTAAGATTGCTGGAGTAAGTTTTATAATAAGTACTATTGTAACTATAGGCCAAAACGTGCTTTGTAATAAGATGTGATTAACGTTCCAAGCTTGATGGAACAAAGCAACCCCTGCCCAAGTCATTGCCCAGATATTTAGTAGGATGTCTATAGTAGCAAAGGTTAGATATCTGGCTATTGATTTCTGTTTTGCTGGTTCTAAAAGATCTAGGTATCCTACAAGGATACCTAGCGTTATAATAATCCAGGCTATGTTATCTATTGTATTGTTCATTTTAGACCCCATATTTGACAATAGTTTTTACTGTAAGTTTAATTTCTTTTCGTGCGCGTAGGTCAAATATTGCAAGGATATTCATTCCGTTATCAATTTGGTTAGCAAGTAGCTTTGGATCAGGCAGCACTGCAAGCAATTCTGAATAATTGTAGGCATGTTTACCCTAAGTCGGTATTATATCTTATGTATAGAGCAAAGTTTATTGCTCTGGTTGGACTAAGGCCTTTTCCTATAGCCCAACCTAGAGTCAATGAATACCAGTCTAGTTCATTGTTTGCGTCAATACGGTTAGACTTATCTGAAGCCTCTTTTTTAAACATTCGTGTTAGTTGTGCTTTTGTAAGCTTGGCCATATTATTTCCTTTCGTACTTGTGTGGGAATAACAGCTTGTCTCCTAGTCTAAACACCCTGTCTTGTATAAAGCCAATTAGGACAATAACTAGTAATACTGCAAACACCTTGTCCATACGGCTTTGTCTGGCTGCGGCAAAGGCCATAGAGCCAAGCCCGCCAGTACGATTTACTAGTTCAGCAACAATTATATATGTCCAACTTATTGCAACTAGTACTCTTATATCATCTGATATTCTTTGCATGACCGCAGGTATAAAGACTGTTACTATATATTGAAAGCGTGTTGCACCAAGAGTTCTGGCTGTTTGAACATAGACCTCTTCTACTTCGTCTATTCGTTGTATAACCACAGGCAACAGATAGACAAATATACCAAAGGCCAGGAACATAACCTTCATATTAGTTTCTATGCCGAACCACGCAATAAATATTCCGGTCAGAGCGGTTATAGGCAGGTAGCGCGAGCTTTCTATGTAGCGCGAAAATAGGCTTCGAAAGAACGGAAATAGGCCTGTAGGGAAGCCAATAAGTAGTGCAGCTACAACAGCATAGACGTAACCTAAGATGTTTAGCTGTAATGAGTAAAGCATGTTACGTACTAAAGCATCTTCAAAGTGTAGCTCTTTGAAAGATGACAGTACTTTCCATGGAGCAGGTAGAATGGAACTAGGCAATATATGACTACCTGTAATTATAGACCAGGTAGTTAATATAATGATGAAGCCAGAGAGTTCAATGAATACTGCTGCTTTCTTTGATATCTGACCTCTAGGCTTAAACAGTTCCATTCAGTTCCCTTCTCTTAAGTTCTGCTGCTAAGTCTGTCTTAATGTCTTGTATAGTTTTTGCGTGCTGATCAAGTGCTTTACCCATTTCTTCGGTAATACTAAGTGCAGACGCCTGCATTTTTTCTATAGCTGCTAGGTGGGCCAAAATCGCTTCCCATTCTTCCCTAAGAATTGTAGTTCGTTCTACAACTATATGGTTTCCAGAGGTAAACTTCTTAGTTAATGAGTCAAACGCATCTTTGAATAACATGCTTGTTTCTCCTTATATGTTTAAGAGAACTATAAGAGTAGCTTAGAACTACTAGCACAGCAGTCTTGACAGCGGTATACGGTCTTTTGGTCGTGCTTGGCCAACCGTCTCACGCACTACTCGCCGAGTCTCCAGCTCGATATGTGCACCCACGATTATAGTTCAGACCCAGAACCCAATTCATTAGAATCGTTATTCCGTTCTGTAACAGAACGATAGTACAAAGTACAAGTTCTGGGCTACTCTATTAGTCCAAAAGCTCAAAGTCTGTTCTTCTGTTTTTGGCGCGTCCACCTGACGTAGTATTATCTGCTACTGGGTTATTAGGACCGTTTCCAAGTATGACAAAACGGTCGGGGTCATAGCGATAGCTGGTAACTAAGTAGTTCCCAACAGCTTTGGCACGACGCAACGAGAGCTCACGGTTGTAGGCAGGGTCTCCGGTATTGTCAGTGTTTCCTTCAATGCGTAAGCGTGCTCTTGCAAAGCCAGCTGCGATTGGTCCAAGCTGTTGGTCAATAACATATTTTGCGTCATCACTTAGTATGTCTGAGTCTATGGCAAAGTTTACTGTTATGCGCTTTGTTGTAACAGCAGCCTTTGTATATTCTTTGGCTGTTGGTTTGGCAAAGTCTTCTTCTTGTTCTGCGGCGTTTGCGCTCCCGGTTAGGTCTGATATGTTATTAAGAACCTTTGTACTGGAGATCGTACGCCAGTTTGGAAACTTGGCTGGGGTAAACCCTAATGTCATAAAGTTGTCAGCCATAGTATTGTACAGCTTTTCGCCGGTCATACCGCTGTAACCAGAAGCCAGACCAAAGAAGTTTAAGTTGTCGCCATAGGTACATAAGTAAGCGTTGTCTACAGCTAATTCCATAAAGTCGAGCTTTTGTCCCATACCGTCGGCCAGCATCTGTGCAGCTTCTTTTCTGGCAGCTTTATTCATGTTTAGGGTGGCGTTGGCTTCTAACCAACCCTCAACAATGCCTGTTAGCACTTTTTCGTTCTTTTCTAAATAAGAGCGCTTAACGAAGAATACGTCTGCTATGATATTGCTGGCCTGTTTTGTTGACCTAAGAACCTTGGCGCCGCGTACTGCCTGTACGCAGTCTTCGTCGTCTGGACTCCATACAACGGCGGCGTCGACTTTTCCAGCTTTAAAATAGCTGGCCGCATCAATTGCTGATGGGGCTTCAATGATCTTAAGGTCGCTGTAGTCAATAGAACTTGCCATTAGCATACTGATAAGCAGCGTATGACTTGGCTGCGCAAAAGCGACTGCAACTTTCTTTCCTTTCAGATCTTCGAACGAATTAATGCCTGGTCGTACGACAATAGCATCTCCACCTCGGGACCAGTCAATTTGGAATACTATGACTGGTTCTTGTTCTGCTAAGGCCCCGGCGAATGTTGAAAATACGTCGGCGGTGGTCCACATCAGGTCAACTTCATTAGCTTTCCACGCTTCTCTGGCTACGGCTGGATCGTCGATTAACTTGAACTCGACGTTCATACCGTATTTCTTAGTGTATTCGCTTTCGGAGTTTGGTTTAAAGCCCTTGTTGTACCAAACGCCGCCGGCAAACCCGCCCCAGGTATTTACGCAGATCTTGACGGTTTTCTTACCGAAAAGCGGGGTCGAGCTTTTGGTTTCGCCCTTGCCGGTTGGGGCAATGGAATTGAGCCAGCCGTTCTTGTTTGCCATTGTTCCTAGGCCAACTAACCCGCCTAATATAATGGCGATTAGTATAACCTTTGATAAGGGTGTAGGTTTGACCATGGTACCTCCTTTTTGTAGTTACAATGATTAATTTATCAGTCTCTCGTATTTGGTTTTTCGTGGAACTAATTCTGGTTCTCTTGAATCGAAGTTAAGAATGTTGTCTGGGTTTGCAGACTGGGCAATAAGCAGCTTTTTCTCACTGGTTGGAAGCAAGATCATTTCTTCGCTCCTTTTCTCCCAGGCTTGTAGCATGTCTAGCCCTCTGGCTTCGAACATACCATTCTGTAAGTCAACGCCGTCCATAAAGCTTTGGGAGATTTCTGTAAATCTTTCCATCTCTCCTATTTGTTGGCCTAGGCGCTCGGTTATGATCTCGATAGTTTGCTGATATACTTCCATCTCGTCTCGGTCGCCATTTATAACTCTGCCAGCTGCTTGCATAGCACTCCAGCCTGCTTGTATAGATTTCCACTCGGCTTCACGTTGTTCGATCTCATCTGCTGTGTCTTCAAAGGCAACCTGGCCAGCTTGGTACATTTTGGACAGAACACGGTACATAAGCTCCATTTTCTGGTGTAAGTCTGTAAGCCGTATATTTGAGTTTTCTCTTCTGCCTGCCTTTCTTGTTTGTAGAGCTATTTGGCCCATCATTCTTAGACGCTCTTCATCCGTAGCCTTTGGCAGCCGTGTTTTAGCGTGAGAAGCAATGGACATACTTTGTTCAGCAGTCTTTGCGTTTTCCTCTATCTTTTGTGTAAGCTGTCGCATTACACCTTTAAGTTTACCGATAGAGGCGTTCATCTTCTCTAAGTTGCTGCTCATAGACTGTAGCCGAGTTTTGAGTACAGCTATTGGGTCTAGGGTTATAAACAACCCAGTAAGCTTGCGCATAACTACCTTATAAAGAATGCCTACCCTTATCCAGAACTTACGATCTAATAGAACGTAGAGCAAAGCTCCAGCTACTGTAAGCATCAGGATAAAGGTTATAAGGTTCTGTGTGAATAAGATAAGCCAAGGCAATATCTTAGCAAACAGCATTATCCCTCCAACACCTAATAGTGCCATAAAGAACATGCCGACTTTTCCTTCTGGTCTATCCCAGAAGGATCTCAGCTTTTGCTCTAGGCCTTGCGGTACCAATCCGTTTTCCATGCATTACTCCCATGTTTTATTTGTTACTTTTTGTAGATCTGGAGCTTTGCAACGTGTTCATCTACTTCTGCTTTAACTGTAGCTAGTGCAGTTGTAAAGTCGTTGGCAAGCTTTTGGATCTTATCTTCTTCTTGTGTGGTTTGTTGGCGTAGATCTCCGTGTTGCCTTAAGATCTCGCCTATTTGCTGTTTCTTTTGTTCGATATCAGTAGTTAACGATTGAACTTGTGCAGTTAGACCATCCAGGGTTTTATTGGCGTCAACTACTTTGGATTGTGTTAACTGTTGTATGGTCTGCTGGAATTCGGCCTCTTCTTGGTCTAATACAGCCAAGCACGCAGAGGCACCTTTCATAATATTGGGTATAGAGCTCCCCATAGCAGTCATTGTTGCAAGGACTGATTTAAGTCTTGCAGTTTCATCTGGTATGATACTGGCTTGAGCGGATAAAGCAGATGAAAAGTCAGCGTAAGGTTTGGTAGTAGGTGAATCGGCTATAGACTTTTGCAGCTCAACAATTATTGACTGGTTTAAACTTGTTGGAAACTGGTGAATTACCGGCTGAAGAATAGCTGGTTTAGTTGTTTGAATTGGTTGTTCTGGCTTTTCTGTATCTTCTACAAGTCCAGCTTTGACCAGGAAATTTTTAAGACTCATTGCTTTAGGCCTTTCTTTTTAAACAATCGTGTAATAGAATGTTTATGTCTGTAAGTTTCTCTCTAACTTTACCTGTTGGAGTACGAAGGATAAGGTCGCTTAGTTTTGCTAAGGCCTTGTCCAGACTTGCCTTATTTATTAGAAATTCGATGACGTGTTGACTATGAACTGGGGTACTATATTTTACTAAGTAGTCGGTATCGGCTTCTTCGCTGAGTCCTTCGATAGCTCCTGCATAATACTTTATTTCGCCCATTTCGTTCTGTATTTTGACAAGGCCAACATTTGTAGCCCCACTAATCCAATAGGTGTCTAATACCTTTACCATAATACTCCTTGTGTGTGGTACCTCCGAGGGGGATTGAACCCCTGCTTCTACCTTGAAAGAGTAGCGACCTAACCACTAGTCGACGGAGGCTTATTTCTTTTTTGTTAATTTGGGTAAATCTGGTGATATTGCTTTTATGTGTATTGTGCTAAGGTCAACATCAGCAAACTGTTTTCCTATATTTACTTTTGCAACTAGGTGATATATAGTAATGCTGTACTCGTGTCCCATATCATGAACTGTGGTGTTGGTAGGTACTGACCTATATCTTACTTTTTGTCCGTCTTTGAGTATGGCTGTTCCACCAACCTTTTCGTTTATTGGGTATTTACCAAAGGTGTAAGTAAGGTACTCCCAGTCATTCTTTATTTTCAGTTTCATAGTTTTTTCCCTGTGGGTTTTTATAGTTAAGGGTCCAGCCGTATGCCCAAATTTTGCTACCGTCCCTAAAGGACTTCCACAACAGGTCGCCAAGAAAAGCTACTGGGCCCATTAGTATACAAAACAGAGCATAGATAAAGTCGTCTTGTTTAGAGGTATCGCTAATAAAGCTGTATTTGCGCTGAAAGTATGCAAATGTCCAGCCAGCTGATGGTAGGCCAGACAGTAACCAAGCAGTAGCAATCAATAATACTTTCATGGTGTGTTTCCTTCTATAACAGCAACTCCACCTTTATATGAAGAAAAGACATAGAATGTACGCCCATCTATTACTACTTTGTCGCAGTGAATTGTGTTGTTACTACCGCTATGGATAGTAGTTCTTTCAAGTTGGTTTGTTATCTGTACTACTTTTTTTGGTTTGTCTTTACTTAGCATAGGTGCAGACACAGTAAGTATTATTGCAACAATGACTACTATTATCATAACCTCAACAAGTGTAAATCCATTTCTCATAGTTTCTCCTGTGGTGCTGCCGAGAGGAGTTGAACCTCCATGGTCTTGCGACCAGGGGATTTTAAGTCCCCTGTGTATGCCAGTTCCACCACGACAGCAGGTTATAAGTCTACGTTAATAAGTTCTAATCCTTCGGGAAGCTTTGCATAGAAAGGTTTTGTAAACCAATTCTTTTGTAGTTGTTGTCGCCTAGAAAGTATACTATTATAATTAACCAAACTGTTGACATATATAGCAATAGCTGATGATGCATTGCTAGACTGTTGTAAGTTAGCTACGTCTATAATCTCTTTGCCTTTTGGTAGTGTAGTAATACTATTTAGCTTTATAGCTGAAGTACGTAGCGCTTCTATGTTTGTTCTTGCAGCAAGTAGGTCTCCATTTTCTGTTACAGATGTAGGGTAAGTACAAAGGAACAGTATGGTTAAGACAAACAATGTTATACCCAGTACTACAGCAATACTACCCGCTAGAATACTATTCCAATCGGATCTACTACAAAATATTAAGCTGATGATAAATAAGACCAGTATTACTAGTATTAACATAGACCTTCTTATTATAAGATTCCTATTGTTTTCAAAACGTCATCTCGTTGTTGTAATACTTCTTCAGACTTGCTTATTATTTTCTTTCGGGGGTTTATAGAATGGATTACTTTTTAAGTTGGCCATTGCTTTTTCAAGTGTCATTCCACAAGAGCCAACATACTGAACACCGTCTTTCCACCAGGCAAAGGCGGTAAGCGCATCAGTGAAGCCTTGTGTGTAGTTATCCATTTTTGTTCTTCACTATTTCTTCTAGTGCAGTAGCAATACGTTCTAGCTGTCTTGTTATATCTGGAATGCCATAATCTCGAAGGACAAGAATCATGACTATTAAAAAAAGCCAGATGTCCATATACTATCGCTTTCGTTTTTGAAATAAGTTGATAGCTGTTTCTAAAGCTCTCCTGTTTGAGAGCTTTAGGGTTGGTATAGGTGGTTCATATATACAGAGAGGCTCATCACTTGTTTCTAGGTCGTGAGGCTGTAGAAAGTAGCCGTGTCCTTCTTTACAGATGCCCTCTGCGCTATGCAAGCTATCATCATATTTATCAAAGACAATACATGTTTGAACTATGCCATCATTGTTTTTTCCAGTAGTTACAGTTCCTAGTCCAAAATCTCTATGGTAAACACGTAGGCCAACTGGTATATCCTCGATTTTTGGATCAACACCCTCTACTCTATGGGTAAGGGTTCGATAAACGTCGGATACTCTGCGTCTGCTAATACGAGAAAACAGTTCTGGGAATGTGTCCCTAGTTACTTTGGTAGGTGGCATTCTTCTATCTCTTTCAATTTTAGTATGTTTTTGGTATTAGCAACTTCTAATAAGCTATCTGCTAAGGACGTAAGCAGATATGGAAGTTTAGTACCTGCAGCCTTAGTTTGTTGAATTGCTGAAGCAAAAGCTATAGCATTGTCACCGCGTATGAATAGCCCTGGCCAATCATCTCCAAACTGTACCACCTGTGTTTCTATTCTGCTCATATTTCTCCAATAGAATATACGAAAAGGGAGAGGATGCTGGGGCCGTAGTTATTCAACTACGGTGCTTTCCATTGGCCTCCTGGTTTTGTAGGGCAGCCAGCTTTTAGATAGCATTCAGTACATAGAAAGTGTCCATTCTCTCTATTGTATGTACCTTCATCTGTTACTACATAGTAGTCTGGTGTACAGCGGTTTTGTAGGCCAGCATCGATGTATTCTTGCAGCTGGTTAGGTTTCTTGCCACAGCCAGAGCACATTGGTTCAAAATCTCGCACTGTTTTACCGTATGGACATTTTACTGACCACGCACGTAAAGCACAGGCAGAGCTACAAAAAGAACAGTTCATGTACTGTAGACATCCTCACGAGTTATACATAGTACTTTGTCGAGCCCTTTTAACATACGGTTTTTATGTTGTCGGACTCTTTCACGAGATATATTAAAGCTTTTGGCTATAGTATCTAATGTTTGAGGCTCTCCCCAAAAGCCAAAAAGGCGCAGAATCATAGTATAGCGTTTAGGATCACGTCTTTTTATTGCGTTAATCACCTTAGTACATAGTAAGCTGTCAGACATATGGCTGATGTTATGCGTTAGTTGTTTACGGTGGCTTACTACTTCATATGAATTTGTGCATGGTCGTACTAAGTCATTTCTATATGAAACTATGTCTGTGTGGTGGTCCTCAACTACTGTGCTTTTTATACTAAAACTACTGTCTTGAGTAATGTTACGCGGAATATGTAAACAGGCTATATTATTATAAACGTACATATTCATTGCATGCCAAATCCATCGATGAGCGTAGGTTGTAAATTTCCCCTTCTTAGGATCATATTTTCCTATTGCTCTTGGTATAGCAAGTATGCCTTCTTGAACTAGGTCTTCAAAAAGGTCCGGGCGGTTAAAAGACGCGGCCGTGTTATATACTATGCCAAGTTGAGACTCCATAACTAAGTTACGGGCCTCGATATCATTATGCTTGGCCTTTTCAATTTGGTCAAGCATAATGGTATAGTTTTGTACTAAGTCTTTGGGTGTAAATTTCATGTTCTCTGTGTTTAATAAGGTTAACAGAGTATAGTGTAACCGCAGCGAACAGGTATACTATACTCTCAATCTAAGTGTTCGTCTTCTTTAATGATATACAGAGTAGCTTAGCTAGGTAAAACCACTGAGGCCGAGTATGATCATAATAATCTCCTACAGGCATTAAGCCTGCATCAGTCAAGCTTTATACCTCGAGCTATAGGCTGAAACGGAACGCCATTACTTGTAAGCCTAGTATAGTCGAAGGCAAGCGTTTCCCCAAGGTACTGATCAGGATTATTGTACATGTCCGTCTTGATGTCCGCACTATGTTCGCCGGCAACCGGTAGTTCTTTTCCATGCCAGCGTACGATGGGGATGACTGATTGTTTTTCTGTACCGGTGGTTGTTTGCTCTTGCTGAAACCCCACTATCTTTCCTTCGCTGTCGGTACGGAATTTTGCTTTTAGAGTCTCGTTTCCGTCTAGGCGTTGGAAGACAACACCATCAACGCCGTCCTCCGCTTTTGCCCGCGCAATCAACGCTGTTTTACCAAGCCTAGTTGTTGCGTAAGGCGGGACTTTGAATGGCCCATGAGGATTAGCATCATGGATAGCTTCAAGTATAACTAACTTCTCGCTATAAGGTAAACTGGCGACGTCTTTCCCGTTTACTTTGGTTACTTGAAAGCCATAAATCCAGGGGTCTCTTGCTGCGGCAAACGCTTTTACATCGTTAGGCTGTAGGCATTGGTTTAGTTCATAGAAATCGTCTACCCAAACTTCAGCCTTGCCTTCGATGATAGTTTTACCTCTGTAGGTTCCAATACGTTGAGAGAGCCTTTTACCATCTAGCCCATTTTCTATCTGTGAGACCCTATCTTTAAGCTTGGGTGTCCAGTCTATTTGGGCTGTCTTTCCGGTTTGTTTGGCCAATCTCTTATCTTGTCTGTGTGAACCAATAGAGAATGTGTTCTTTCCTGTTCTTGGGTCTATATCTAGCCTCCAATTGCTCTGTGCTCCATCCTTCTTAACAGAGGCAAGGTAGGCAGGATCGTTTGTGTAACCTTTTGCCTGATCCCATGTTATCTGTTTATAGTGTCCTTTAGGACTATTTGGTATGTCTCTTGGGTTAGCCCGTACCATCTTGTTGTCTCCAAGATATACCCATACTCCTTTCTTATTTTCAAACTTTATGTGTAGATGATCGTTTTCTGTCCAAATAAGGGCTCGTCCTTTGTCTACTACTTTGCTAGTGCCAGCACCGTAGCCTTCTTTAATTATTGCTGGGTTTGTTGGTTTATAATGTTCTGGTTGTAATACCCAGGTTCTTAAACCAAACTTGTCCCACTTAGGATTAGAGGTTGCCCAGCGGTAGTAGCGTCCGTCTTGTGCTTGTATAGTAATATCATAGTGTAGGTTAGTAGCGTTGTGTTCTTCTATCCAATATCTTGTTAGTGTAGGTTGTTCAACTGGAGTGATTGTAGAGACTTGCCAAGATGGAAAGATAGGAGAACCCCTAAGACGGGCAGTTTCAACTATGCGATTTCTGGGGGCCGGTATGTTTTTGGTAATGAACTTGTTAGCTAGTTGCCGCTTTGATAGGAACCTTATTCCTATATTAGCTGTAGCCAGAAAAAACGCATACCAATTCATTATATTACCTTTTGAAGCGTGAGCTTTCCTGCTTTGGCATTCTCGTAGTCGTAGTGCCAGTCATGTATGAACTTTGGGAATGCAATAAAGGCAACAAACATGAATAGTAGTGTTATGTCTAGTGCTGCAAGTAGTGTTAGTAACCCAATAAATAGAACTGAGCTGATGAGGGTGCGTAGTGCTCCAATATGCTCTGGCATTACAACAACTGCAGAGAAGACAATCCAAAATGGTGTTGCCAACATTACTGCTGCACCTAGAAGAAGGCCATATGCAAAAGCGGTAAGGCAGAACACTACTTCACTCCAGAACCAATTCATCTTGGTTCTGTAGTATTTATAAATAGTCCAACAGGCGTCTGCATATGTTTCATACCCGTCAACAATGGCCTGTTTCTGCTGTTTCCCCCAGTCTGTTGTCAGCTGGTAGACTGGGTGTGTCTTGACATGTTTCTCCAGCTGGTTCGCCCAGACGTTCGCTTCTTGATACGCTAAGTTCATTCTCTATAGTCCTTACTTTAGAGTATTTGTCGAGAAGCCGATCAATTTGGGCTGCTACTGGTTCATCTGGTTCTAGCCCAGGGTAGGTTCGGCTTTTGATCTTCTCGATTATGATTGATTTGGCATGTGCTAGGTCAGCTAAGCTTACTTCTTGCCCTTCGAGGAGCCCTTTTTCGGCGCTTCCGCCGTAGTTGGTGTTGGGGCTGGTGTGTGTTTGCCCTGATGAATCGTCGTGCATTTTACGCATCGGTATCCTTTGCTACAGCGGTTAGCATGATGGGAGCCGCAGTTGCAGTTAACTTTAAGCATTGCGGACCCTAATTGTTTTTTAGTAGCCATTGGTCTCCTTATATGCAAATGTTATTATGCTATAAAATCCGTTTTGGCATTTTTTATCGCCTCAGAGAATGATGGCGCTATGGGCCGTAGACATTCTATTTCACACCACCACTCGCCGCGGCCGGGGTCATCAAAACAGATGCGTACACTAAACTTGTTCCATTCTGGCCCAGGGTGTTTTGCTCGGTCTTTAAGCTTTGCCTGTTCAAGATAACTAATATAACCTATATGTCCAATTAGGCTGTCAACGCCACCTGGTCCGCGTCCATCTTCTCTTGCGACTATTTGTAGCCTTGTTCCGCGTTCAAATGCGTCCAGTATTTGTTCATATGTTAGCATGTTTGTGCAGTCTTTTTAGCTTGTAGCGGCACTGCTTAAGTTCTTTTCTATTTGCTTGTGACGCTTCAAGATAAATTGAGGTAAATTGTAGAGAGTATTTAGACTGTCTCAGTGTGTCTATATATATATTAGCCATCATTTGTATACGTATTGTTAGTTCATGAATACGTGCCTGTAGTACATGGCACATAGCTTGTTTTGCTTTAGTCATGATCAACTCTAAGTTCATACAGTTTACAACATTTTGGGCATATTAGGGATAAATGTTGCCGATTCGCAGAAAAATTACTTATCTAGGTAAGCTTGTAAGATATTGCAGCATCAGTAGTTACAGATTAGTACATAAGATCTTGAACTGAAACGAGTTACTCAACCCATATGTCTTTAATAATGGCACCTGCTTCACAGAATAATTGTTTCACGTGAAACAAGCTAATCGGCAGTAACAGTATAGCAAGGATAATGGTAAATAGGGTAGCAAACAACCTACGTACTACGATCATGACTTTAGAATCTCCTCTAATAAAGCATCCATTTCGTCTTCATTATATTCTAGTTCAAGCAGTTGTAGTTCTATTGCTGTGCGTCCAATAGGTGCTATTATAACTTCTTCTTGAGTAATCATGGTTGGTCTCCGTTCAGGATGGCGAAGCACTTGCTCTCTGTGTCTGTTAGTTTGTAGCCATAATAGGCAATGCGTGGTTCGGTAGTTTCAATTAGGCGCTCATCAGATTTGCGTTGTAGCCACGTATGTTGGCGCCATATACCGTCTGATGAGAGAGCATAGCCAGTGATGATAGCAAGACTCCTTTTGTTCTTAACCCATAAATGTGCAGAGTTAGAGTGACAAGAGCATGGAAGTCCTTTTCTACGGAGAGCTCTTTTCTCTTTGAATAGCTCTCCTCGTTTTAGTAGGTTAATTAATTCCTCCTCGTATACAGGTGCAATAGCTACTCCTTTTATCTTAAGGAGTAGTGTGTATAGGGTTTCAAGCAGTGGTTGTGTTCTGATAGCCCGTGCCTTTTGTGTTTCTAGGAACAGGGCTTGATCATAAGGTAGCTTTTTCATATTAATCACAGTATTCATACATGTCGATGCAGTCATAATAGTCGTCTTCTGCTTCCCAGGCGCATTCATAAAGACGTTTACTGCATCGTATTGGTAGTATGTTTTCGTATAGCCAGATAAGGTAGTTGGGGTCATCTCTTAGTATTTCCTGTGGTGTATGACCTTTATGCCTGCCAAATGTTAGTGGGGTGTTGTCGATATCTGGCATTGTTGTTCCTGTATATTTACGAGGGTTAGAGCTGTAGCTTTAGGCAGTTTAGGGCTGTTAGCTATTACCCTAACTAGCTTAAGCTGATTGTCATTAATCTCAATAATCATTACTAACTATGGTCTCTTCTTCTTATTGAACTTGATGTTATTAGTTACCCAAGGAGAGGTAGGTACTTTTGGTTTCTTGGTCTTTGCCTTAAGCTTTTTACCGCTCTTTATTACTTCAGATATGCTGCATGGCTTGAGCTTTAATGTCTGTTCTTTGCGCTGTATGCTTCTAAGTTCATATACCTTGCTAGCATCTACCGGTCTTCCAACCATACCAAAAGCGTATTCGTTGATGCTTAATAGATAGTTGCCATGTTTTATTACTTCGTCAGGTAGTAGTTTAACCCATGTCTTACCTTTAGGTGGTTTTGGTAGTGGCATCTTAGAACCTTATATTGTTTGTTACCCATTTAAGTATAGCTTCATCACCAGCACCTGTACCAATAGGACGTAATCTATGAACAAGGTCTTCTTCTAGTGCACGAAGCCCAACCCATATCTTTTTCTCTCAGTTTTACGCTAGGGTTTAGTATGCCTGGGTGTGCTGCCTCTGGTCTAATTTGTCCTCTATTCCCATGTCCTAATCGTTCTCTACGTCTTGCTCCCCTCGATCTTATTGCTGTCGTTTAGCTGTGCTATTACTTCTTTGTTGTACTGTTTCATAGTGCTATTATTGGTTTCAGCATTATGTTTTGGTGTATTCCAATAGGGAGATTTGCAACTTGGACACAGTATAGTCTTATCTTTGCGAGGAAACCAAGTCCAGTTGCAACGACAACAGGTTTTACTTATTCTTTCCTTTTTCATGGTATAATTAACCTATAGAAGTAAGTTTAAGGAGGTTGTACCAGGTGAAACGCATTGAATTCTTGTTTTTTGTAATTTTCCTGCGGCAAAACTGTAGGAGAGCCACAGAAACGGCCCAGACCCCATAGCAGGACCTTGAAAACTGATGCAGAGGCTGGAGAAGACCGAGGTTATTGACCTACGCCAGCCTATTATGTTGTTTCTATGTATTCAGCGCCTGTGACTCTCTTATAGCTTTACGTCTGTTTTGGCTTCTTGTGCCTTGTTTTGTCTTGGGTGTATGTACTCTTTCTCCTGGTTTTCGCTTCCATTTCACCCTTGGCAAATCTGGGAGCTTCTTCTTTTTCATTGAGTTCACATAGATGAGATAAGTTTAACTTCCGGAGGTTACAATCCTCCTTTTCATGACAGGTGGCACAGGACTGGCTCATTTTGTCTTGTTCCTTGTTAAAAAGTATATCACTATGAATACCAGGATGAGTAAGACCCATTCAGCTGCACCAGACATTGACCATAACCAGTGTAAAAACACGGTTTTATCTCCTTTTGATGTATAATTCCCGTAACCTTGCGGTTACGGGCTAGGGTGCCACGTACCTGTAGGCCAGACCGACGGAACCGCGGACCTACCTTGGGGGCCCCTGCTCCCCAAGGGGTAATTGCCTACGCCATAAACATTCTAGGTGACCCAACACCTAGTTCCGTTCCCTTGCGGGCCTACCAAACCAGGAGATGGTCTAGTAGGATTCAGCCGTGGCTTCGAGACACCGGAATGATGTCTAATTTTATATATGTAAGTTCCTTATCGCAAAGAACTTAGGTTAAAACAGTTTGAACTGTATGATCAAAGGTCAGAGCATTCTTACAGTAGCTGAAGATCTCTTTTCTCCATAGAATAATAGAGACTACAGCGCTACCGACAGAGCCAATCATAAATGAGTATAGACCGGCTCCAGCTAATAGAATGACAATAGCGGATAACGAGACGTCCATTAGGAACCTTCTCGTCTCTTCGGCTAGTGGTACAAAAGATTTAGCTGATCTCTTATGCGCAAAGCCTAAGAACGCTGCCATTATATTAGCGAGCTCTTTAAAGTAGAAGAAGACATTAATTAGTAATGCTGCTACTCCCAATAATATCATAGATATCATAGTTTTTAACCTCCTTTCTGCGATTTACTCAGCCTATCTAGGACAGATTGGCTGTTCTCCTTATGCATTCCGGTAATCTTATGGGTATCCCAATTATCTACCTCGCACCGACAAACTGAACACCAGTTATTAGGACAACGCCCTTCGGTGTGTAAGTCTAAAGATGCGTGGCACTTTGGACAATCGTCGTTTTCTTCTTCTGTGGCGGTGCCCCCCGCTTGCGCGGGGCCCCCCGCCCCATACCCGAAGTGAAAGAATTGTCTTAGTATGTATATTAGCAGGACCACCTTGAGTGGGACGAGTATAACATTGATCAATAGTACTCGTCCCACTGTTATAGGTTCACCCCAAAGGTTGATGAAGGCTCCCCCAGTGTCTAACGCAACGAATATGAGTGTACCTATGATGATTTCTACTGCCAATACTGAAGCAATTAACTGCTTCATTTTGCGGGCTGCATGCTGGGTTCGGGGTATGCCAGCCTATCATGCTGTTTCTCCAGGCGGGCTATACCTTTGTCGCAGGCTGTCTTGACCTTGTTGGCGCTGTCACGGACTGCGACCGCTGATACCTTGCCCAACTGAACGACAGCCAGGCCGGTGTACATTAAGGCCACTTTTCCCAGTGTGGCCAATTTTTTGGTCTCGGACATGATGGTCTCCCTTATTAATGATCTGTTGATTATTTAAGTTAACCTGGGGTTAGGCTACGGCCGGGACGGGCTCTGGTTTCTTGAACGGGATCACATTGCCGAGCCTGGTCTTCAGGTCGGTTGCGATCTCCTTGGCGTCGGCGGCTAACTTCTTGTTGTCCAGTTTCTTCTCCGCCCTGATGCAGGCCTGGTTTAACTGCTCGGCTCTCTTCGCGACCTTGTTGGCGCCGTACCTGATGCCGATGAGGCCGATGCGAGCTGTGGCGTTCCCCATCAATATGGGGCCGACGATCGCGACGCTGGCGGAAATCCGGGCTGCGTCACGGAAGTCTTTGCTGGCTCTTTTCAGTTCTAACATCTGAGTAATCTCCTTGTTTTGTTCAATTTTTGTGGGTTTTCTCTTGTTTTTGGTGAATTTTTGAGAGGAGTGGTTCACCCCGAACCACCCCTCTTCTGGTTGTTGCGTAGGCACTTTGTTGCGACTCCTACGCTAGTCCCGGTAGGACACTACTTGCCCTTGGCCTCTTCGAGCGGAACTTCCTGGGAGCTGGTGCCCACGGCTACGCCATTGATCTTGACTGAGTAGCGGGTGACCACGAATTTCCCTTCCAGTTCGAAAGTGGCGTCCTTCAGGGCTCCGGAGTTGACTGCCTTCCGGATGTTGCCGGCGAGGTTCCGATCCTGGAAGCTGAGAGGGTGGTTGGTCTCGGTGTTGTCCTTGGCGACCGAGACGGCTCTGAAGAAGCGGGGCTGGCCATCGCTTTGGGCGATACCGCTCAGCGGATCGGGGCGCAGGGATACCTGGAAACTGGTTTTCTGACCGTCCATCGTATTATCCTCCTTTCTTCTAGGATTCCTGATTCATATGATCAGGTTTGTTTTCCAAGACAAGAGAGCATTCGGCAGGGGGAAGGACTGCGGGCAAGGGAGCGCTTAGATTATGCGCTAAGTAGTCGGACATACGCTCTATGGCTCCTGTGCAGGCGTAATGCCGAACGAGGCCCGGCAGGTTGTCTAAGGCCGTTCCGCCATATACCCTGTTCGCGAGTTCTCCCGGTCCGAGTGGTGCGATCAGTGTGAACAGGAAGTCGCTCATCTTGGATGTAGCTATGACCTGTCCAAATCTCACTGCCACGGACACTCGATCTGTTACCGGTAGAGCGCGTACTTTAGCCGCAGCTTCGTAGACTGCTGTGAAGCTTGGCTTGCTTGGTTGGCGGCCGGTTAGGGCGTCCCCAGCTGCGTATGCAACTGCGTCTCGGAATGCGTCCATGAGGCCCTTGGCGATATCTTCTGTTACTGTGCTAAAGGCCATCACGGGTTCTGCCATGATCTTTTGTGCGAAGCCGGCTCTGTCGAATGGTTGCTGCTCGACTATCTCGAAAGCGGGCAAGTTTCCGAGTAGGTTGTGCACCCATCCAGTTAAGCATAGATCCCATGTCTTATCCGTATGGGAGACGTGTGATTTCCAGGTTGCGTCTATGCTGCTGTAGTGCTTTACTCGGGCGTTCCAGTCGAGTGCTGCCCGGCCCATTTCCTTGTGTAACCATGGCATTGTGGTTGGGAACCCCAGCGTCTTTAAATACCCTCTGACGCTACGCATGATACTTCTTGCGTCGAAGTCCCCGTTCTTGGTTGCCTGTATCGACATGTGGTAGGATTGGGCAAGGATATCTTCTGCATATGACAAGTCTACCCCTGTGCACTGAACGATACAGCGTATAAGAGATAGCATGTTGCAGATGGTGCCGACTGATGCGCCACTGGCTTGTGTCTTGTAGGCATCTTCGTAGGCTGTGGTTACTACCCTGCCAGTTCCTTTGGTCATATCGAGGTGAGGCTTAGGTGAGGTTTTGAGTTTGAAATTGTAGATGAATATAGTGTCACCGTCGAAATCCCCGTTATGGAACTCTTTCCAGTCTTCGGGGTTAACGTAGGCCGCGTGATCTGGGGCGGTATTTGTTCTGAATGTGTAGTGAACCTTGTACTGCCTGATCTCCGACTTCTGATTGATAGGGTACCGCACTACTGTGACGGTCTGGGGGCGACCAAATGCATTCCAGGCTTTGCGGGATAAGATGATGTCACCTCTCCTGCATTTGGCAGACGGAAGAGCCAGCGCGGTGTGGCCCTTCTCTGTGTAGAATCCTTTTCTTAATTGATTGGCATACCAATGGGCTGCCTGCCAGGTTGCTCTCTGACAGGTTGGGTGTGTATCGGCTGTGGCCCCGGCTGCGAATAAGAATTCAGCCTGCATACGAAGCTCACGATTAAGTCCGTCTTCGGTAGGGATGTTACCTGGTAATAGGTCGAATGCATCGTGCACTTTTAGGATCTTTTGCATTGCGTAGCTGTCACCGAGGATAGCATCTTGTAAGTCCGTAACTAGAGGCACGAGTTCGGCTTCAACTACTTCTCTCCAGTTGTCGCACAGGCCAAGCAGTTGATAGGAGAGATTACATCCTATGCGATAGAACCAGTCTGAAACAGAAACCAGGCGGAATTCGGAAATCTTGAAGGTGTGCTTGCCTGGCTTGCGTGGTTCTCCCTTGTCGTTGCCGTTCCAGTATAACAGCTCTCCTGGTTCATCGGTGTTGGGGTCAAGGTAGAAGACTACCTTGCTTGAGTGTGGCCATATACCTGAAAGCTTGATGGCCGTGGGTAAATGGATAACTTGTCCTTCCTCGTTGATCATCTTGTCGAGATTATAGGCTGCTACCATATTGGCCATAATCTTCTTGCTTACGCGCATACAGCCGTCGAGACTCGGGTGTTCTTCGTCTGTAACGACTACATCGAATGCATACTCTGATTGTGGTAATATGGCTGGTTGGTGAGAAACTCCGGCGGCTTTGGCATTTGACCATGGCACTTTGACTTGATCGTTGATGCCTACCAATAGTTTCCAGTCCAAGGCCATTTGCTTGGGGGTTGGTAGGATAACAGCGTTTGGGCCAACCTGTTTGTGGATCTGGTCCATTACATCTGTTGGCGTGTCGTTGTTGATCGGGGCTGGAACTTCATACCACCAGGAAACTTCAGGTTCGCCATTTGTATAGTTGAGCAGGCCGTTTGCGCCTCTCGTGTACCCGCTGTTCTTTCTGAGTACTGTGACTACCTTAATTGTCTCCGAATGTTTAATTACATAGTCACGGACCCAAGAATCCCGTACACCCTTGATTTTTGCACGCTTATTTGAGTCTGGGTCGTTGAGCAGCACCAGAGGATCTTCTTCCCAAACCAAGTAGTTTGGGCTATCCTGTGTAGCCATAGGGATCTTCAGTCCCATCGTTCACGCTCCTTTCACTAGTTGAATTAACGGTAAGATTCCTGCCAAAACAGGGAGAGAATTTGGCGAGGGTTATCGATCACTCGCAAGCTTCTCTGCTGCGTTAAGCTCCCTGTCCGCAGATATCTTCATCTGTTCTGCGTTACGGCCTGCTTCCCTGATGATGGTGGAGAGCGCGAACTCTAGGTGCTTGTAGGTGCCGACCTTCTGCCTGAGCCCGGCTATGGTTGTTTCCTTGACTGCGACCTCGTTGGTTAGCAGTTTGTTGTCCTGTTCTAAAGCTGTGGTCTGCTCGGTAAGTTCGGCTATCTTCTTTTCGAGTTCCCTAATTCTGCGAAATGGATTTAACTTCATGTTTGTTCACCTCCTTTGCATAGTACTGGCGCTCCTTGCCTTCTAAGAAGCGGTTAACGTTTTGGGCTAGTTTCTGCCCGAAGTGTCCTGCGATGAGTGCGACTGCCATGCCGAACTTCATGCCGTTGTCTACGACGGCTTTTCCGGAGACGGCGGCACGGGCGGCTTGGAGTTGGAGTTCTGTTTGGGAGAGCACGGTTCCTCCTTTCCCTTGAGTTCGTCCATGGCCTGGTCTAAGGCCTGGTCTGCGGTTAAGTTTCCTTCTGCTTTGAGTTCGAGTGTGCGGTTGACCACTTGGTAGGTTAACTTGCCGGCCTCTATCTCGTTGTCTATCTTCTCCTTAGCACGCTTAGCTATTTTGGTTGCGCTCTTGGCTGCTTCGTCTCCGAGCCTTCCGAACACAGCGCCTATTGTGATGATGCCGGCTGCGATTTTCCGTTTGGTAGTGTCTTCCATGACTGATCACCTCCTTTTAAATGGTTGTGTGGCCTTGTTCGATGCAGGGAGTTTGCGTCTTTCATTCCTTTCTCCTTATATTAATGGTTTAGTTGATTGCGAACGGCGCCAGCTTATTCACCCATGGCTTTACGCCTTTAAGTGGGAGTGGTGGGGCTGGCTACCAGGACGGTCAGTCACCACGACCGACACGGGCCTGGGCTGTTCAATCTCACACCTGTGGAACCAGACCCTATATATGAATGTAAGTGTTTGCACCGCCCTCAATTAAGAGGACGGCGGAAAGGTTGCCAGGCCTAGCTTCGCTGTTGGGAAAAGGACAGCGCAAGCGTAGTTTTTACAACTACCCGGGTTGCAGGCAGTTAACCACGCGGGGAAGGCAACAGATTACTACCACCACAAGGGATATATGTTATTGACACACATATCCTATATGAATTTTAAAAGACCGAAGGGAGCGTTAACTCCCCTCAGTCTTTATGAATGATTATTCAGGCACGCAGGTGGCAGTCCCCCGACCCAGCACCAAATCCTGGCCGATATCGAAGACCTCGCGGACCTCGATGGCTTTCCTGGTGATCGGGATGGTGACGGTCTCACCCTTGGCCGACGCAGCGATCAGCTTGTCCCTGAGCTGGCCACCGATGGACTTGGCAGCGAAGCTGATGTGCAACCGGCGACCGTCCGGGAGCGTGGCCTGGAACAGGTAGGGCCGACCGTCTTTGAAGTTGATGCCGCTCATGGGATCGAAGGACAGAACGGCGTTTACGGACGCTTCGGCCAGCACCTGGGCGCCAGCCTGGAACTTCTTGGTGAAGTTGCTCATGGTAAGGTCTCCTAATAGAAGTTTAAAAGTTGACATACGCTCTGAGTGAGCTATGCCAAAACAAGTGAGTATTCGGCTAGGCTAGAGACTTCGGCTAGGATAGACTGCAGGCTGGGGGGCCGGCAATCCTCTCCCTACGCATACGAGTTTAAATAGCTAGTGTATGACTACCTGGTTATAACCTAGTTGCGTTTAGTCTTCTAAATATGAGCGCCTGTCACGTTTGTTTTGTGTTGTTGTTACTTTTTGAATATGTTGTTAGCCAGAATGAACTGGTCAGGATAGGCCTCGACCAACTTCTCTGGGGTTAGTGTGTTGCAGGCTAAGCGTGCTAATCCCACGTGCCGCCAATCCATGAATGACCACATCTTTAATGTGTTACTCTTGGCCAGCTTGTAGCCCCACCTAAAGACGAGTTGCAAGTATACTTCGGGAGTAATGGTTACTTGTGTTAAGCCTGTAGCAACGCAGATTAGTCTATGGGTTTTGTGGTCTCTGGTCCACTTGCCAGGTACCCAGAATCTCCCGCCCTTACGTGCTGCTGCCTGTAGCCTGCGGAACTTGGAGAATGCCTTAGTGTTGTCGTGGTTCTCGAGTAGGTTCTGAGCAGCCTGACCAAAGATAGTATTGAAGAACTCGAATACTAGCTCTGCATCCTGATTGGGGGCCTTCAGGTACACACTATAGAAGCTCTTCGCCAGTATTGAGCGGGCCTGGTCTGTAATGCTTGGTATAGTTGGTAGGGCGGCAATCTTCTTCAACATATTGGTGCGCACGAAGTTGTCCCACTCTTTACCAAGGTTAGCCATAGTCTTAGTCTCTGTTACCCTGGTGTTCCACGCCTCAAGGATGTTGTTCTTGGATACCTGCCACTTCTTTTGTCTCCAGAAGCAGCCTCTGATGTTGAAGTTCTTGCGCGCGTAGTCCCTAATGTCTCTAACGACATCATCACCACCTATGTCCATATGCTTGATGGCCTGGATGGACATATTATAGGCGACCCCTGCGTTATTGATTAGCCCCTTAAGGTCAGCACGGTCAAAGGCCGTTTCTAACCCTATAGCTAGTTCCTGAGCTAAACACACACGCCCGATCTCCTTATATGCAGCCCGTGTTTCTAAGAACTCCTCATAAGGAGTGAGTGCCTCTTTGGCACCCTTCGCTATGGTTGGCATGGTCATCGTACCAAAATCCTTGGGCTTTAACGGCAGGTTAATGACAAAGATCAGATCCTTGTCAAAGTCCCCGTTATGATTGGTGCGCCATGAGTCAGGGTTAATACTTACTGTGTGCCAGCTAACCACCTTGTACTCAACTATTTCCTTCGGGCCATTGAGCGGGTAACGGACAACCCATACAGTGGCCGGGTTCCCCATTTTACGCTGGACATCAAGTGGCAGCCCTATTTCGTTGGGCTTTATAACGCGTGACGGTAGGGCTATCTCCATGAGTCCTACGTTCTTCGGCAGTGGAACCCCGCGAGATAGATCTCTGGTTCTGATGCCCAGCAGTGTGACTGTGAAGTTGGCAAGTTCAGGTGAGAGCAACGGATTGCCGCCATTTTCGATGGCAAAGCGGGACATGGTCAGCCGATCCGCCCAGCGCGGGTTGACGAATGTATCGACTTCTGGATCGTAGTTTTCGTCGAACATAAACGTCTCACCGAGATCTATCAAGTCAAGTATGTCTGGTTGGATGTGTTCCATGTAATACTCCTGAATCTCCTCGGTCGTCCTGCCCGCTGGTACACCTGTTGACAGATAGTTTGCAACTGCTGTAATTTTGGTCATCCAGGGCGCACCAAAGCGCTCGATAAGTTGTGTTCCATTTACTAGCAGCTGTGTTACCATGTGAGACAACCAGATACGATTAGTAGAGTAGTCATCACCGAGTGCTACTAGCCTGAGGTCTCTGATGTCAAAGGTGATTGTACCCTGACGTTTGACACCCTTGTCGTTGCCCTTGAATGTAATTATGCTGCCCTCTAAGCCACGCTTGAAGACTATCTTTGTGCAGTTGGGCCAGATACCAGCAAACCCAGCAGCGTCTATGTTGCCTATTCTGTTCTGTGACACACCATACGCCTCCAAGATCTTGTCGAACAGGCCCTTTGGGATTGTGGTACAGCCGTCCTCGGCCCCTTCTTGCACGGTGTCTACTATCTCGGCGTCGAACTTGATTGGTACCTGGGTTGCGCGGCCAGGTTGTTGACTGACAGCTAAGGCTTTGCTACTGTCAATTGGGGCCTCTAGCGTTGGGTTCTTGGTAACCCAGACCAGCCCGGCCTTCATATCCGTCTTGCTCGTCCTCAGGAATCGTTCGCCTGGTTCCAAGACGCTCTCAGCTACATCCAGCGACACCTCAGTATGGTATTTGCTAATCTCTATACCAACAGGTGTGTGGAAGAGCTCTTGTCCAGTTATACGTTCCCTAGTCACATGGTTAGCAACCAACCAGGCTGCCACGTGGCTGTTGACCGCGCCGAAGGGCTCAGTCTTGCGAGAGATATTAGTGTAGTTCATTGGGTTCCTTTCGATTTGTTTGAAATTGTTTGTTTGAAGTTTAGATCTCTTTAGATCTCTTCTGCCGGATTCCAACCGTCTATGTTGAAATCCGGGGTGGTCATTGGTGCATCCAGTGTAGCCTCAGCCGTGCCGAGATAGCAGCACAATACCGAGTGCTGTATTTCGAACGCGGCCGGCCTATTGATGATGAGCCAGAAGGGCTCATACACACCAGCGGCTACCTGTCTATCGGCTGGTCTTAGGAACAGTCCATTCTGTCCATTGAGCAGTCGGCCGCCCTTCACGGCAAAGACGTTGTTAAAGGTCAGGTCTATTACGGCGACCTGTTTACCGATTGGTGTAGGCAGCCTTGTAATGGCCACCTCGGTCAACACTAGCCCCACTGGGAGACTAGTGATGGCCTTGCTTAGTCTGTGGATTTCTTTAGGCATGACCTTCTCCTTCAAAGATGTTTAATTGTTGTAATTTTTGTGGCTCCTGTCTGCTTCCTCCTGGTTTCCAGCCGGGTCGTGTTCTTCTTAGCACCATGGCCTTCTCCCAACTTGTGAGACCCCTAATGGAGAGCAGTTGGTAGTTCAGCCACGTTCCGTTCAACCACATCCCGTTCATCACTATGACCTTGTTTGTGACGTGGTTGACACTGACTTTGAAACTATAAGCGTCCCCCACCCTCTTGACTGCCCAGAACGACTCTATAGCCTCAAGTAGCAGGTGCCGGTATTCTATGACTGCCATGATCTTATCCTCCTCATAAGTTTCTTCCAGTAGTATGGTATAATCACCACAATTAATGATAGTCCCACTATGGCGACAATTGATGCTAAAATGAGGTACCAACCTAGCCTACCAGCTGCGTTCGAATCGGTTGCGGCCAGAAAAGCACCGACCAAGAACGTGCAGAAAGCTCCGAGGGCCATGTTCTTATCCATTTATCTCTCCTTCTCTTTCTTTTAGGGCCAAGTCGACGACCCTGTTAATTACTGGGTTGAATATGCATGTACTGTTACTGTTGCAGCTCAGTTGATGATAGCACCCAGCACAGACCTTTTCTGCGTGGGTCTTGGCATCCTCAACCCACCCTATTCTTATCATGTTGTCCACTATTCTGGTTTGTGTTTGCAGCCACCTCACTCTCCTCATGGTAGCGGCTGTCACTCTCCTGGCCTCCCAGGACCTTGTTTCGTTCTTTGCCATTATAATACCCTCCTAATTAATTTGTTGTTGTGGCACATGACGAGCACCACAATGTTACCGATGATTGGAAGTTGGGTCATTGCCAGTATTGCCTTTTTCATGGTCAGTCCTTTCTATTTATTGGTTGTTGTAAGATGAGCGTAAGCCTCTGCCGCGAAGTCCCTGTTGTTATCTTCTTCTTTCTCCTGCAACTCGTAAATTATGTCAAGGAAGTCCTGCGCCATCCCGACGATCTTTGGCTCCGGGCAGTGGGCTACTATGTGTTGCAAACCCATGATGCTCCAGCTCTCTATTGAGAACTCTAGAGTTTCCATCCATGTTGCCCTCATTGTGGCTCCTTTCTAATAAGCCTCGTGATCAATAACGATATCGAGGCGGTTTACCTGAACTCCCGCGGTGGGAATCCAAGTGTTAATGTAGGCTACGAGGCTGTTGGCTTCCTTTAGGACCTTGTTACAGTCCTGAATCCCCTTGTTCAGCCTCTCTAGCTGGGAGGTGGACTCTGTGCCCGCTCTCACTGCAATGTAGTCCCTTCGGGTCTTCTTCACAGTGACTAGTAGTACGGTTGCCAGTGCAAGTATCCGATCCTTGGTGCCTTGGGGCATGGGTGTGTTTGTTTCCTTCCAGTCCCAGACAAAGGACTGTAGGAGGTTGAGTAGTAACCTGTGTTCCATGATAGTTCCCCTTTCTTTGTAGTTACCTTTGCGTCCCTGTTTTTCAACCCTTTTCTCGCTCAGGGTCATTTATGAACAGGCTATACAGCTCATGCATCGACTAGGTTATGCGATCCTGTCGAAGTTAATGGCTGGCTGTATTAAGCACGCCACATGCTTACTGTCATAGTCTACTAGGGAGACCAGCTTCTTATGACAGTGTCGTTGCCCAGCGGTACTAGCAGCCATGTGTCAGTTAAGATAGTATGGGATATGGCCTACAGATTTAGTGGTCTATGGTTGTGTCATAGCCACTCGTGATAAGGCATATAGATTACAAGGCTATATACCTGAGCTACACCTGATTATAGCATTACCGTCTATGATCGTTGGGCGTTTATCTCCCTCTTTTAGGGGTAACATTCGCACCTACTAGACCATGATTTATAGTGAGAGAATAAGGCTCACTATTGTTCATCAGCCTTTGAGGTTGCTATGCTCTATGACTGACGACGGAGTTATTATTGCTAGACATTATTAGGGAGGTTGTTACTACCTTATGACCTCGAGATCCCTTGGTCCTCTCCTCCTAAGATACCCTAGAATGTCACTCATGTTGAGACTACATCTTTCAAGGACATGTCTTCCTTGATTGATACCCATATGGGCCTGGCATACTTAAATGCTCAGCTGCATTTTAGGGACACCCGGGGGGCTCGAAACCCTAGGTTAATTCCCTTATTATTCTACTATGGTCTCAGCAAATCATTTCGTTTTTCCGGAAAATCCCTATAGAATTTTCCAAAAATCCCGGCAGCAGTCCCCAAAAAACCCCCAAAGTAATTCCAAGATTTCACCATTCCCTATCAGCTTACTTAGGTAGTCATATACTGTAGGCCTATTGACTTTTAAGGTAAAATGTGGTATAATGTATATATAAATGAAAGGAAATAAAATGACAGACCAAATGAAAACTAAGGTGTTTGATTGTCCTGTTCATGGGTGGGAAATACAGGCCTTCTGTTTTCGTAGTGAGCTTCCTGAAAATGCAGATCGGTGGCACAAAGCAACAATAACACTCGATGAGGAAAAATAACTATGTTAAGTTCACTCCGGCGATTGCATAGACTTTAAATTAAAAGTATAAAGGGGGAGGGTAATGATAACAGTTAAGAACCTAAGAGAGAGACTTGTAGGCCTTAATGATGATGACAGGGTGTATGCTTATGAGGGAGAGGCTACTGGGATAGTTATTGTAAGGAGAGACGAGGATGGGAAATATAACGAATTGTGCTTTATAGAAGCAGCTAATACTGTTAGAGATGAAAACAAATAACTAAAAGGAGGGGAAATGAGTAAACTAGGAACACTACTAAAGTACTTCCAAGCTACGAAGAAGGTCAATAATACTACAACAACATACTGGAGTCCTGGTGGGGCTGACGCGCACGTATATATTGATGGTGAGGAGCAGCGTACTTGTACAGGTATAACGTACAGTATTGCGAATAAGGCTGGTCAGCTTGCGGCCAAAGGCTCACTCTTATATTCCCACCCTGATTCCCCTGGTACTTCTCGAATGAAGGGTATGCATAACATACGGCTCCAACTAAACAACGAATGTGGAGACGCTGCACTGGTAATTGACTTCAATAAGGTGTCATTTACACTTATTGATAGTGGAATTGCAATTGATGATATAGCTATGGAAGAACTTCATTTTTTTGAAGCTAAGGGTGTTGTCTATACTAAGTCTGTTACATATAAATATTTGGATTAACGAGGACACATGAAAATTAAATACATGCCGGCCATCCTGCTAGTTATTACCCAGGTGAGCAGATCTGTTGGGGGCGCTCTAATAGAAGTAAGTATGGTGTGAAGCTAGTAGATACACTTAAGCAGATCAAGCAAGAGCAGCGAGCATCTATAAGTTGGAGAAAAAAGAGGGGTTACGGTGACTCTCATTTCAAATATGGCTACGTGAAGGTCGAGGTTTAATATGAAAAAGAACATGACAATCTTTAAACTAGATGCTATAATCCAGGTTAAAGATAAGGAAGTGGCGGACAAGCTTATTAACCAAATTAGTGAGCTGCTTGAAGATGAAAGTAGAACTGATATCGGTAGCAGCGTGGTTAACCTTCATTGGGTAGCAGATCAAGAGAAAGCCGCCAAGGAACTTAAAGCAGCATTAAAATTGTGGAGCTAATATGACTTGGTACCCTAAAGAAGATTTCCTATGGGATAAGGGCCTAGAAGAACAACTGCAGATAACGATAGACTCCTGTAGACTTCATTACACAAATGAAGAGATCTATAATTACCTAGACTTATGTACGGAGCTTGGAGTTATCGCTGGCCATCATAAAACTTCGGTTAAACTACCAAGGACAGGAAGAAACGTAACTTTATAGAAGGCGTTGCTAGGATGAGTTATACAGATACCATAATGAAGATTACTGATACTGAGTCGATTGTTATTAGAGCCGAACCTGACTACGTTACAATCTTCGTAAATGATGGAGAAAACGATCAATACGCCACGGTTGTTCTAACAAAGGAACAACTGAAGGACTTGATTAGGAACCTTAATACTTTATTGTAAGGAGACTAACATGGCAAAACCAAACGGATTACCAGTACCAAAAGTACCAAAGATGAACATTAAAACAGTATCTAGTCCAAAATCAACCGGCGGTGGTTTAGCGGGGGAAAAGGCTACACTGTTAGGCGCCAAGGGTCTTAAGATACAAAAGCCACAAGAAGCATTCCCAAAAAAGAAGTAAGGAGATAAGTATGAACTGGCTTAAGAAACTGTTTAGACGGACGGTTGTGCCGGTGGCTACAGGGGGGCAAAAACCATTCCTATGCTCGGAAGATTGTCAGATATACCTGGATGGCGCCTTCATTGCAACCATATTGAGCATACAGTTTGATGAGGATAGAATAGTATACGATGGTGGGACACTCGTGGGCTCCCATCTAGTTACGCGTAAAGCCAAAAAGACTGAAGCTGCGTTTGTTGTAACAGGAGATATTGATGAACTAATGTTTGTGCAGGTTGGTGATAATTTAGCACCGCAACTCCCAATAGATGACAAACCACGTAATATGGAACTAAGGTTTACAATAGGAGATACGAGTCGGACTATTATATTAGAGGATTTTGTAATAGTTGGGCACTCGTATAGGTTTGACGTAGACCAATTGGTTACAACACGAAGGCTAACCTTTAAAGCAAAAAGATTAATACTGTAGGAGGACTATGGAAATCAACTTGGTCTTTCAAGAAGCCGGCAAAACCTATTCCTGTGAGTGGACAAAAACACTGTTGCCGCGTAAGGGTGATATTATACAACTACCAGACACACCATCTCTTGTTGTTAGAGTTATAGTTTTTGAAATGGATAAGGTTTTGGTTTACCTTGCAAATCCACTTGCCAAAGGTCGTGTAGTTGAGATGGTCCCAGACGGTGACTCTTTCCGCCCAGTTGCAATACAACACGTTACTACGCTTGGTCCACTTTCACCACTTATGGAGATAAAAGATGAGTCCGATGCTACAAGCACTACTAGACCTTAAGGTACAGCTTAGTAACTTTATTGAGATGAACCCACACCTAACCGCTGCGGAGCTTCTCCCCCTCCTAGAGTCGCAAGTAGAGGGTTGTACGGCTGTTGAGCGCTATTGTATTACAGAGACGTCACCACACGAATATAAGATTAGCCTTTTAGCGGCCGTACCTAGTGTAACACCAACCAGCCTTAGCTTTATACTACTACCAAAGACAGAAACTGTAACACGAGAACAACTATTCAAGAATAGACTTAAAGAGGGTAAAGGTTGGGATGATTAAAGCCTTCCTACCAATATCTTTTGTAGACTGGGACGGGCATGTTGTCTCCGTGATATTTATTGGCGGCTGTAATTATAATTGTCCATACTGCCATAATGAATGCCTTGCTCAAACTCCAGATAGACTTGAGACTATGGGGTTTGAGGACACAATAGACCAACTTCAGAGATATGAAAAGTGGTTGGCTGGAGTAGTAATTACAGGTGGAGAGCCAACACATGACATAGGTCTTCCTGTTTTACTTAGAAAGATTAGAGAGCGCGTACCGGCCTGTCGTATTAAACTCGACACCAATGGATCGTATCCAGCTCGACTTAAGCTTCTAGTTGAACAAAGGTTGGTAGACTATATCGCGTTGGATGTGAAAGGGGACCGAAGTTACTATACTGAAGTGCTCGGTGTTGATGCTGAACCGGTCTTCGAAAGTATTAAGTATGTTATGAACTGCGGGCTATCATATGAGTTTAGAACAACATATTACCCAGCTGTTAATCTTGAAAATGTTGGAAAGCTTATTAAAGGCGCCGAGCGTTGGTCTATACAGAGACTTGTGATTGAGCAGCATAGACAAGATTTTGTACCAGTAGAGAAACTAGAATCCGATAACGCACACTTTGTTAAAACACTAAAAATTAGATAAGGATTAATTACTATGGGCTTACCAACTACACTCAAAGTCAACGGGCATGTACTAAAAGTAGAGTATACAGACCTAGTTAAAGACCAAGGTATGGATAAAGTAGGCTATCTTCTTATGGCGCAGAGTCTTATACGAATAGATAGAAACGTGAGCGAGCAGATACAGGAGCAAACTGTAGTTCATGAAGCTATGGAAGCAATCGACACAATGAATGACTTGGGGCTAAACCACACACAAATTTCAGTAATAGCAGAGGCGTTTTATCAACTAATTAAAGACAACAAGCTAGAGTTTGGCCCAGGAAAGGAATAAAATGAGGCAGCGCCTACATTGCAAACGTTGTACCTGGGACTGGTTCCCACGAAAGGAGCTAAGCCAAATCATACTTTGTCCTAATTGTAAGTCGCCATATTGGAATAAAGATAGACTTGGTAGCCCAACGGCTGTATTAACAGTAAAAAGTAAGATTAAAGATGTTGTGTTAGAAGCCACTAAGCCGTTTTTAGGTATGACAGTTTCAGCACAAAATCTTATGGATCTACGCAACGCCTTGATTGTGGCGCTGTCAAAAGTAATAACAGACGATTCTTAACATGGGAGCATTTTGTATTTAACCCCATGTCTGTGTTATAATTATACATATAATAGGGACTATAGTTCAGCTTTTGGTTAGAACGCCGGCCTGTCACGTCGGAGGTCGCGGGTTCGAACCCCGCTGGTCCCGCCACGGGGTGTAGCACAGTTGGTAGCGCGTCTGGTTTGGGACCAGAAGGCCGTCCGTTCAAATCGGACCACCCCGACATTTGAAAAGGCACGTTTCCGTTTTTACGGCGTGCAAGTGGCTCACGCCCGGTTCACCCGGGTATATCCCTTCACTGGTATATTACAATGAGCCACTTAGACTTACTTAAAATATTATATATATATATAAATGACAAGTGACCAAACTACATACTGCCCGGCCTGCGAGTGTCTACGGATTTCAGTTGTTGAGTCTGACATGCTTGGGTTTCAGCACCATGTCTGTATTATCTGTCATGGTAAGCTTAACCCACAGTTAGTATCTCAAATCATCGATATCCCACATACCTGCTAAATGATGACATGCTTACTTTGTCAACACTACTTTTATGATAGTATGAACCAAAAGCCATACTGTCGTAAAGTTGGTTGCGTTCTAAGTTTTAATTTTAATATAGACAATATATGTGAGCCTGATTGGTGCCCCCTAAAGGATAAGGATGAGCGACCAGAACACCAAAGATAATAAAGATACAAACATAGTCCCACCAACTGAACATACACAGCGGGTTATTCCTGCAATAGTTCTTGATCAGTTTGGTGGGCAGCGTGTTATTAATAATGGTAAGCTGGTTAAGAAATTAAATGCTGACCAGTTAGATGGAAAAGACGCTGATGACTTCGCCACTAAAGATCACTCACACGAAATTCTCTCAGGAAAAGATGGTAAAGATGGAACAAAAGGAGAGAAAGGTGACAAGGGTGATAAGGGCGAGAAGGGCGATCGCGGGCCTATAGGCCCACAAGGCGCTAAGGGTGACAAAGGCGATAAAGGTGATCGTGGTGAGCACGGCCCAAAAGGCACTGATGGTAAAGATGGCACTGATGGTAAAGATGGTGCTACTGGTAAGACTGGTGTTCAGGGACCTAGGGGTAGTCAAGGACCACGCGGAGAAAAGGGAGACGGAGGGCCTGCTGGACAAGATGGTACAAACGGTAGGACAGGCCGCGAAGGTAAACCTGGTGTAAAAGGTGACCGTGGAGCCCGCGGTATAAGTATTGTTTGGCGCGGTGAGTGGGACCCAGATATTAAGTACCGTGTTAACGACGCTGTTGCACATAATGGCTCCTCATATATTTGTATTAAAGCCAATGAAGGCTTTGCACCACCAAACGCAGAATACTGGGATCTACTAGCACAAAAGGGTAGATCTGGAAGTATGGGTATTGGCGCCGCCGGCCCACAAGGAACATCCGGTGCTGCTGGTAGAGACGGCGTTGATGGTACACCTGGATTGATTTGGCAGAGCGACTGGGACAACACAACAGGGTATGTAGTGGGTGACGCAGTAAGCTACAACGGTTCTTCGTATATTTGCATTTATAGTCATACTAATAAACTTCCCACAAATGAAACATTCTGGGATACACTTGCCGAGGCCGGGACTGATGGTAGCGCTGATTCTAAAGCTTTACTTTACGCAATGTTATTTTAGGTAGTAATGATAGCATCAACAATGATAACTAGTAACGATACAAACCTACTGGTGGTTCCTGTAGGTAAAGTATACGCTATAGTGTCTTCTCACTTTTGTAATACGTCCCTTACTACTGAAAGTATTACTGTATATGTTGTGCCATCTGGTGGAAGTCCAAGTAGTACTAACATGATTCTTAAAAACCTGTCCATTATCAAAGAAGATACATACATTCCAGACTTTAGCAGGATGGTTCTGTCCGCCGGTGATAAAATAGTAGCAAGAGGTATTATGGGAAATATGGTTGCTTCTACCATCAGTTATCTGGAGGTATAAAAATGCCATTATTTGTTAAAGAAGCGCTACTGGTAGCGCCAAAAGTCTTTGCAGTTCGATACGAACAGGTTGATGACACTACTTCATATATTGGTGAAGGAGAGGTAGGAACCTTAGATAGCGCAACTACTTGGCGTATTAAAAAGATTGTCACAGACGTAGATGGAAATATTACAATAACTTGGGCCGGCGGTACAGCGTACTTTAACAAAGAATGGGATGAACGCCTAAACTATACATATAGTTAACAACTTACAGTAGCTTAAATATGCTAGGAATAGTTTGCGCCATAGAGGACCAATGGAACTATACACTTACTGATAGGGATATTGATGTCTTACAGATGTATAGTGAATCCGCTGGAATTTTAGGAGCAGACTTCCTGGCAGTAATTGATAGGACCTCAGTCGGTATATTTCATAATGGTGACAACGATAGGATACCGTTTAGTGTGTATAGCTCACAAACATAATATTGGAAATTTATAATGGCTGGTACGGTAACAACAGACTTATTGTTTTTTACGGGGGCTACCACCGGCTCTTCGTCTTGTGATAATCTTACTGATTGGACTGGTACCCCAGCGCCCTCTCTAGATATAGCGCAGTTTGTTCAGGGGGCTGGTGCATTGCTAAGCTACAACGCTGCCTCTACCACATCGAGAACTTTTATATTTACGTCTGTAGCAACCAGCGTTCAGGGTAAGGCCGTATATTTTTGGTTTTCTGTCGGCAAGGTTAGCTTTCTTAATACAAGGGACGCCGGAGGACTTAGGATTACTCTTGAGAGCACGGTTGGTAATAATGCTACGTGGTACGTTGCTGGAAGCGATACACTACCACATAACGGGTTTATTTGCCACGCGGTTGATACCTCAGTTACTCCAGACGCTACTACCGGTACTGTAAATTTAGCCTCTATCACAAAAGTTACTGTCACTGCCACTGGGGCGTTTCCTGGAAAAGCTAATTGCTGGGTAGATGCAATAAGAACTGGCACTAAAGTTATTATTGAGGCAGGTACGGCTGGAGCTCCCGCAACATTTGACGATATTATCGAGGCAGAAAAAACAACAGCAAATAGATGGGGAGTGGTAGAGGATGTTGGTGGTCTCTGCTCATCCAAGGTAAGATAGCTATTGGAAAAAGTACTCAAACTGCAACAACGTACTTCTCTGATACAAACAAAGTACTTATCTTTAAAAACGCTAAGTTCTCGTCTTCGTTCTACTCCATCGGTATTGTAGGCGCATCTTCTTATGCAACGGTTGCGTACTTCGGAACAACCTCTGGTGATAGTGGGCTGTCTGGCTGTGTTTTTAGGCTAGCTAGCTTAACTCAAACCCCAATCTTTACATTTACTGCTACAGACACATACATAACAAACTTTGGCTTATATGGCTGTTCATTTCTTGGGGCGGGAGCCATTTCTTTTCCCGAGTATAATACTAACAAGAAAGTACTTAATAGTACTTTTGAGGCCTGCGCGGAAATAGTACCAAGTACCTGCACCGTAACTAACTGCAACTTCGTATCTGCAGCTGCTCATGCTATGCAAATGAGCTCTACATCTCACCAGGTTACATCCTCTAACTTTATTGGATGCTCTCGTGGTGTTCATCTTGATACGGCTGGCACATATACATTTAACGCACTTAAGTTTACTAGCAATACTTACGATATAACCAACTCTACGGCAAGCGCTCTTATCGTTAATGCTACTAATTTGGCTAACCCATCATCTGTTGAAAATACTGGCGGCGGCTCTGTAACAATTAATAACGCCGTTACTCTTGAGGTAAACGGTGTTAAGACTGGCTCAGAGCCGACAAACTACGTACGATGTCGTATAGAGAAGGTTAGCGATGGGGCCGCCCTGATGAACGAAGAAGCCCAAACTAGTTATGGCTCTGCGGGGTATTATAAAGCAACTGAGAGTTATAACTACGCTGGTGACCTTGATGTAAGAATTATAGCTAGGTATAAAGGTTATTTACCGTTTACAACTACTGGCACCATCACTAGCGCTGGTTTAACAGTTACCGCCGTATGGATAGCGGACCCAAATTATACTTAATAGGAGAATCTTATGAAAAACTGGAAGAAGAAAGAGCAAGTCAAGCAGGTTGTTCCTATTGAGTTGCCAAAAGAAGAACCAAAAACAATAATTCCTCTAGCCACTGTTTATACAGAGGCAGAATTAGCTTCATTTCACGCAGAGATAGCTAAGCGTGGTTTTCTTGATAGCAAGAAACTTTTCTACAAAGCCATTCAAAAGAACCCAGAAGTCTTAACTCCAGAAGAGGTAAGAGCACTTATATTCCGTATGGGCTTTCTAAGCGACACTGAAAGATACAAATTCAGAAATATATTGGTTTTGGAAAATCTTACTACTGAAGAAGAGAGTAGATTTAGAAAACTATATAATAAACAGCTATTCGAGAAATATTTCCCGCATAAGGACAAAGTCGAAGAGCACTATAAAATTAATTTCCTGGCAGGAAGATAAACAAACTAACATCGGAGGATACCCCAAATGGCCATAATTGATGATATTGCTATTGATACGGTTAATAAGATTATTAGCCGGTCAGCTAGCCCATCTGCAACAGTATATAGCGTAAACGCGCTGTACTCTGTTCTGATGGACCAGTTTGATGAGTTGACAGCATTGGATGACACAGTGCCTATGTCAGCTCAGACTCCTACCTCATATACCATGACAAACGGTTGGTATATACAAGAAGCCTTAACCAAGTACCTTAATGGTGGTGCTATTCAGACCAGTGGCTATGATAACGTAATTCATACATTAGTTCTAGATGGTACCTACACCTCAGCAATTACCAGCGATATTGGAAAACAAGTAACTGATGACGCTACCCCAGTTGGCGCTTTACTGGATTATGATAATACACTACAAAAGTGGTGGATTCGTACTGGTAGCGCAACTCCAATAGCCGACAACTCAGTTATGGCTATTGCAACTGGAACTGGAGCAGGAACTGCTCTTGGTGCTTCAGTTGAGGGTGAAACAATATTTGCTAACCCCTACACCCTAGGTACCCTAGAAGGAACTCCGCCAATCTATATTTTCCAGGCAGGCGAAAAGCTTACATCTTGGTGGTCAGATGGGCACTTTGACATTCTTGTTAAGGTTCGTGAGGCTAGTGTAGACATAGATAGCAAGAAAATCACTGTGTTCTCCCGTGTGTGGACTGACTTGTACGACAACTTCAATATCACACTAACAACAGCCGGCCAGAACGCCGTGCCTCTAGGTACGTTCAATGACCTGAACAACCAGAGTACTATCGGTGATGTAGAGGATTTACAAGATGGCACAGTAGCAGACATTGCTATTGACTTTAGCTTCACTTCCCCATTCTCCTATGATATTGGAGACGGCGCCGGGCCACAGAACTATAACGTGCAGATTGACGCCGACGGCCGTAGATTATCTGACGTATATGAAGTCTGTAAATACTGGACTGCGGAGGATTCTACAAAGCAATTAGAGACCAACAGCGATGGAAACTTCGTTGATGGCGAAGAGTATCGTTATGCCAAAGATACCTACGCAGAAGTAAAGGCTTCTCCACTAGGTACATTCGCTGGCGGTAAGTTCTTCGGTGCTCGTGGTATATACTTTACAAATCTACATGCAGATGACGCTCAGTCATTTCAGCTGGTAGACGCAGCTGGCGTAACCCGCAACCCACCAAACTATCAGGCGTTTACCGTAACAGGTCTGGTAGCGGGTGACCGTGTTGCAGTATATCCAGCATCCGGTGGTGACGTAAGCAAGACTCAGTATTCGCTAAGCGGCTCAAACCCACTAAACAAGATTACTGTAAGCGTTGCAATTCCAGTAGACACTCCGGCTGCAGGAACAATTATTGTTGTAGATGACGATAGTACAGAAACTGCGTATGCTTATACATCATGGTCTGGAAGCGACTTCAACGTCACTATTTCTGCCGGTGTATACTCGGGAACAGAAACAGCCTATGTACCCTACATCTATGCTGAAGCTTCTGGCGCATCAGTGTCTGAAACAACGACAATCTATGTATCAGACAAATCTGTTATTACAAAGGTGCGCAAGGCAGGCATTCTACCATTTACTACTACCGGTACTTATAGCGCAACTGGATACTCAGCAACCGCTATTCGTACTACAGACAGTATCTACACTCCGTAAGGAATAATCTGTGGCAATAACCTTTGACAGGTTAAATAAGCACATCGTAGTCGGTGCGCCTACCACAGAAGTGACAGTCCAGCAGTTGCTCAACGCTATTCGTGATTACGAGGACGAGTTGAGCAACCTGGACATTCACTATCTTGCTGATGCCTATGGGAAGCAGCCTCTTGGAGGAGACACTTATGTAGGCATCACGCTTGTTCTATTGGATGGATGGTTGATTAAGTTTGAGGATAGACTTGGGCCTGATTATATCTCCTGTAAGATTTCTGGCGGTAATATTCTAGCCTATGATGAATTTGGTGTAGTTAGACAGGACCCAGTTACAAGCAGTGACTTTGTATTCGTAACGTATACCTCATCTTCATCTGCCACGCTTACTGAACAGGCGTCTATTCAATACGCTTCGTTTAATGGTGGTGTTACTATAGACATTTTAAACGGAGAACCTGGCACTTCGTTTCCACACGGCACTCCTCAGCTCCCTGTAGACAATCTTGCAGATGCTATGACTATTGCTACGACTAGAGGATTCCCAACTATATTTGTAGTTGGAGACTTAGTTGTAGATAATGGTGGTGACTATAGTGGAATGCAGTTTATAGGGACATCTACCACTAAGAGTCACATTACAATCGACCCAGATGCTAATGTTTTAAACTGTGAGTTCTTTGAGGCTACTATAGACGGAACGCTTGATGGAAACGCCCAGCTTCGTGACTGTCGTATATTAGACCTTAACTACATCAACGGCGTAGTAGAGTCTTGTCTTCTTGGTCCTGGAACAATAGTACTTGGTGGTGGTTCAGAGGCTCACTTTATAGATTGCTGGTCTGGTATAGCTACTGATGTTTCTTATCCAACTATAGACTGCGGTGGAACCGGTCAGACTTTAGCTATGAGAAACTATAATGGTGAGATTAAGATTATAAACAAAACAGGTCCAGAGAACATAACCATTGACTTAGTCGCAGGAAAAGTTATACTAGACTCAACTGTTACTGATGGAGACGTAGTAGTTCGCGGTATTGGAACCTTGATAGACAATAGTACTGCAAACACAGTTGACAGCACCACTCTTCTAAATAGTGCTCTTATCTCTGAGACTGTGTACCAGACTGTTGGAGAGGAAATACAGAGGGCGTCGTTTGCTGATAAGATTTGTCTTGACGTAATAGACGGTGAGGCAGGGACCTCATTCCCGCACGGTACTGCCATCTTACCGGTAAATAATATAGAGGATGCCGTTGCTATTGCTGCCGCTCGTGGTATTAAGACAATTCATATCCACGGTGACTATACTTTTGGTGCAACTGTTTCACTGTCTCACTTGAATATTCGTGGAGATGGAAGAGAGCATTACACGCTTACCTTTACTACCGGGTGTATATTAGCTTATTGTACAGTTGAAAACGCCGAGTGTACTGGAGCTAGCTTTGGTATAGTTCACTATGAAAGGTGCAGTCTAACAAACTATGGTAGCAGCGGCTTAATCCCCAGCTCTGCACACGTTGTTTTAATAGACTGTGTTATTGGCGGAAACATGCCAATTCCAGCCAACTATACTGGCCGACTAGAAGCCATAAACTGCTCATCCGATAATGCTGTTCCTGCTGATGTTCCGACAATAGACTTTAACGGTAACGGTATGCAGTTCATCATAAGAAACTTCTCTGGATGTATAATGCTTAAAAACTGCACTAATTCAGCAGCAGAGGTAGCCTTAGATGTTCAGTCCGCTGGTATTCTAATAGACAGTTCTTGTACTGCAGGAACAATATTAGCCCGCGGTGTTGGTATGATAGTAAATAATAGCTCACTTACAATTAATGATTATGGCTTTATATCTAACCCAAGTATTGCTAGCGCTGCCTGGGATTCTATGATAGCAGACCACTTAGACGCTGGTTCTACTGGTAAGGCTCTAAGTGATGCAGGGTCCGCAGGTAATCCATGGGGTTCGCCTATTACAGGGAACACAAGCCCCGGTACGTTCGGAGAATTAGTAGCTAAGAAATTACTAAAATTTGCAACATGGATAGGACTAAAGTAGGACTGGTGGTGTAACGGCAGCGCGCGTCTCTGATAAGGACGTAGAGAAAGTTCGATTCTTTCCCGGTCCACACTAAATATGCCAACAATCGATAATATCATAGTAGTACAGCTCGCCAACGGGAAGCAGGTAACACTGAACGTTGGTCAGTTGGTTCGTAATCTTAATGCTGATAAGCTTGATGGTTACGACGCAAGTGCTTTTGCAGTCAAGGACCATACTCATGATGTTAGTGGCGGCGGTGGGCTTGGTGATAGTAACCTTATCTTTGAGATTCCAACTGGTGCGGTTAATAGTATAAACCTGCTATACACTGTTAGCTATCGATATATTAGTGGCACTCTCATGGTATGGCTTAATGGGCTTAAATTACGACGTGGACTAGATTTTCTAGAAGACGATGGACAACTTTCTTTTAGGATGACAGAGCCACCAAGTAACGTTGGTATGACGGACCTATTAGAGATAGCCTATATTATTTATCCCACTGACGAGCGCTATCTAATTCCTCTCACACAAACCAATTAGGGGTATATATAATGTCAATAACTAAAATTCGTTCAAGCGCACAGTTCTTTGTGGATGCAGACTTAGCTATAGGCACCCATAAAATTACTGGTGTAACAGACCCAACAGCCGCACAAGATGCAGCTACTAAAGCCTATGTAGATAGTAAAGTACAGGGCGTAGAGTGGCAAGATTCTGTACTAGATAAAGACTTGCTAACTCCTCCTGTGACGCCGACTACTGGTAACCGTTATATTATTAATGGTACTGGAACAGATGCTTGGGCTGCACACGATTATGATATAGCAGAGTGGAGTGGAACTGCCTGGGTATTTACTGCAGAGCGAGAAGGCCTTGCTGCGTGGGTAGAAGATGAAAACATCATATATATTTACAATGGCACTACCTGGGTTAAGATGGCCGCGGTTTCTAACCACAATGACTTATCTGGCATATCAGGCGGCGCTTCTAATGACTACTACCACCTTACTCAAGTCCAGCACACTGACTTGACAGATGGCGGCAATACTACTCTACACGCCCACAATATATACCTCCCTCTTACAGGCGGGACAATGTCTGGTGATATCACTATGGCTGAGGATGGTCATATTGGTCTTACAAATGCGCTAGTACATTTTAACTCTAGTAGTTCTGTAGTAGAAGTTAATAATGCTTTAAGTGTTGGTACGAGCCTTATAGTAAATGACGGCGGCGGTGACTACGATTCCCGTTTTGAGGGGCTCAATGACGAAAATTTAGTTTTTGTGGATGCTAGCGCAGATATGGTTGGTTTTGGTAAGAACAACCCAGGAACCAAAGTAGACGTCAATGGTACAATAACATCTACAGGGCTTGCTGTTACTGACTATATAAGATTTGATACCACTACAGATACAACTACAGTTGGGTATCTTGCTGGAACTGTAAGTACAGGAAACGGCAATTCTTTCTTTGGTGAGAGGGCCGGTAATGCTAATACAACAGGAGAGGCTAATACAGCTATTGGTGTTGCGGCACTAGAGAACAACTCAGGTGGAAGTTATAATATAGGCATAGGCAGCAATTCAATTAACTCTAATATTTCCGGCAACAATAACCTGGCAATAGGTGTAAATACGCTGCGCTATACTACTTCAAGTGATAATGTGTCTGTAGGTCACGCCTCTACTTATTTAACTAGCACCGGCTCTTCTAATACTGTAGTCGGTGTACAAGCTCTTTATTATAGCACAGTAGGCAGTAAAAATGCTATATTTGGTTATAGAGCGGGCCACGGTGTAACTAGCAACTCGTTTAGTAACAATGCATTATTTGGTTATGGCGCTGGTATCGCGTTGACAACAGGTTCTAATAATATTTTCTTAGGTTATCAGGCCGGTGATGCCACCACTGCTGGCTCTGGAAACATTGTAATAGGTTATGATATTGATACACCGCTGGCAACAGATAGCAATAAACTAAACATAGGCGGAGCTATAACAGGAGATTTAAGTACAGGCGCCCTTTCCATATTTGGACAACTTGCCTCAACCTTGGCTATTGGCACCTCCCCATTTTCAATTACATCTACTACAGTAAATACTAATCTTAATGCTGATTTGCTAGACGGTAAACACGCAGCTGACCTTCTATTAGTAACAGGTTTTGTAAATCGTGAAGTTCCTTCTGGCCTTAAGAATGGCTCTAACGTAACTTATACTTTAGCAAATACACCAACATCAGGTACCGAAATGCTTTACCTAAATGGTATTTTACAGAATGCGGGCGGAGAGGACTATACCATTACAACTAATACAATTACAATGACATCGGCGCCTATATCTACTGATGTCTTACTATGCACTTATTGGAAGTAATACAATGGCGATAACTAGACCAAGAGCAGACCAAATAGGTTCTGGTAATATTGTAAATACAGAGTTCGAGTTTATTGATACTCTGGACCAGAACATAGGTAAAGATGATAGTGTACAGTTTGCTGGCCTTACCATCACCCCCTCCAGTGGAACAACTGCAGCTATTATCAACTCTAATAGTGAAGATTACGATACTATCATCCGCGGAGATACAGATGACAATCTATTATTTGTCAATGCTGGTACAGATAGAGTTGGCTTTGGCCTAAATAATCCGGCAGCAAAAGTTGACATCTACCACGCTACAACAGCCGATGCAGCCACTGTCTATGACACAGTTTTACAATCTTCAGTAAACACCAACTCTATAAACGCTGGGGTTGCTAATAACTATGGTTTTACAGGACAAGCATATGGTGGTTCTGATGGTGCGGGTTCTTCTACAGTAAACATTGGTGGTAACTTTAATGCCTTTGGTGCTGTCGGAACAAATAGCGGTTTAGTATCAAACAGAGCAATACAATGTTGGGCTGCTAATGGAGACTCAAACTACGCTATCTATGTATCTGCTGGCGATATTTACTCTGAGGCTGGAAATTTAAGTTTAGTGTCTGGTGGTATTAATGTAAGTACATCAGTAGTAGCTGGAACATACCTAAGAGCTCCTGACATTAACTCGGTAGGTAATACTAACTTAAAATTCAATATTGGTGGATACCCCAATGAAACATGGGTATATACAGATGCGACAAACCACAACGATGAAGTACTGTGGACGCGTAGAACATGGAAAGGTGATGTTAGGGTTTCAAAGACAGACTCTATTGGAAGTATAACTGAGTCTGCCGGAACTTGCTATGGGTACTACCCATACTTTAATGACTCTAGCTACTATGGTGGTGCTTATGATGGTGGCCAGCTGTATATTCCGCATATAGCAAACGGACTAGTGTTCTGCGACAATGACAGCCCGTATAATATCTGGGCGGCATTTGATGGAACTACAGGGTACCTTCTACTAGATAATGACCCCTGGAACATGATTCACGCTAGGTATAAGCTAGATGTGAACGGTACGCTGCGCCTTCAAGGAACGAACCAACTAGCTTTCGGAGGAGATACAACCTCTGACCGCAGTTCCTATATCTATGACGATGGAACAGCCATAATAGTAAACAGTCACGGAACTGACCAAATAACTATGGGTGTTCCTGGCGAGCCGTTAAGAATCAAGGGTAGTGCCGGACAGTGTGTTGGATTTTGGAATAGTTCAGATGCCCTAATGGGGTTGATTGGAGACATCTGGAACAACGGGCAAATGACTGTACTGTCCAACACTGCGCCAATCGTACTATATACAACCGGGGCCAAATTAGAAGCTACCCCGGCTGGAAGTGTTGGGATAGGAACTGTAAACGAAGCAATACCTGCCGGCTTGTTTTGTGTGTTTCAGCCTACTGCCTGTGTTGGGACTGTCTCTACTGCCGAAACTACTGCCCTTATTGGCGTTGGAACCCACTTTGATACAACGTTAAAAGCCGGAGACACTATTACAGTTGACGGAGAGACCGTAAGAACGGTGGCCTCGGTAACTGACGCTACTAATCTGGACGTGACAGTTGCTTTCGATAATACCGCCTCAGATAAAACATATACTACTGGAGGCGGAATACGTTTTCAAGTAAATGGTAACGGGACTATATATGCTGGAGCTGCTGGCGCTCCTTTGTATACTTACGGTTCTGCTGTATTTAATGAAAGCGGCGGAGATAACGACTTTACTGTTAAAGGAGATACAGACGACCACCTGCTCTGGTGCGATGCCGATGAAGACGCGGTATGGAGCGGAGCTACTAGCAATCCTTACGGCGGAACACAGAAGTGGTATATTCAGGAGTCCTCAAAAAACGCTTGCGTTAGGTGTGTTTGCACTTCTGACACTTGGGCTTATGGGCTATCAGCTTTAGCCGGGCACTCTAATGACGGTGTAACTGGTTACTGCGTTGGCTTTAACGCACAGGCTTCTTCACACGCCTCTAACTCTGGAGAAGGAAACAGCATTGGAGCGAATCTTGTTGCTAACGGTGTTGCTGATGGTTCTGGCTCTACAGTATATAATAAAGGTATAAGCGCTACTGCAAACGGAGAGCCAACAAATAGCGGCACAATCGTCAACTACGGTGGTTATTTTTCGGCCACAGGTGGAACCACAAACTACGGCGTGTATATCCAAGCTGGCGGTCTTACGATTGAGTCTGGCGATATTGTCGTATCGTCTGGAGACGTTAAGTTATCTGGAGTCATAAAAATTGACAACGTTCAGATTCTAAAAGAACAGCAGTCTCACATAGCTGACTTAAAGACCGACTACACTACTGGAGACTTGGATACAGAAGCTGAGTTAATAACTGCCCTTAACACAACTAACGGAAAAATCAACGCTATTCTGGCCATGTTAGAAACTCACGGTCTGGTAGCGAGCTCTTAGGCCTTGACTTTAGTACAGATTTATGGTATAATTGGGTAACTTAATGAGGAGGAGGAGGAACATGGAGAACTTAGTAATTACAGGTAGCGAAAAGACAATTAAGAATGCTGTTCTATTCTTAGAGCGAGCATCCCTACACGGTAACGAAGTAGTAGCATTTAACGAAGTGCTTAATATGATACTGGCTGCCAAACCTTTATCTAAGTTTGTAGCAGAGTTACCAAAAGAACCAAAGGTATAGGTCTACTGCGGCCCTAGCACAATGGTAGTGCATTAGCTTGCCATGTTAACTACATGGGTTCGATTCCCATGGGCCGCTCCATAACTTAAGGAGCCGTAATGTTTAAACGTGCATCTGTAGACAAGAATAACGTACATTGGATAACTGTTACTTGCTCTGTTTGTCATAAAGAGGAAACATTTGGAACTACAGCCTCTTGGACAGATGAAGAGATAACTGGTCTTATATCAAGATTTGGCTGGTCACAAAACCCAGAAGTGTGTACTAGATGTAAGCGTAAACAAGAGCAGATACCATAATTTAGGACAGATTATGCCAATTTGCAAAAAATGTGGTAGTCATTTTACATGGCGAATTATTATAGACGGAAAAAAGCGACTACTAGCAAAACGAAAATATTGTCTAGTATGTTCACCTTTTGGCCAGCACAACACACGTCGACTATGTAACTGTAGTGAAACATCGTGTGGACTGCATACAGAGAGAATGTGCCCACAGTGTGGAAAGCCTACTCATAAACTGAGAGGGGTTTGTGGAAGTTGTGATGTAACCAATTTTAGAAAACGACGTCGCGAAGCTTCTATAGCGTATAAGGGCGGTAGATGTGTTGCATGTGGTTATGATAGATGTCACGATTCATTAGAGTTTCATCATCGAGACCCAAGTAAAAAGAGTTTTGGCCTTAGTGTTGGTATTCCACATACTGAAGAAAAGGAAATATCCCATATAATAAAGGACATAAGACTGGAAGACATAAGTCATGGGACATTAGCTACCCACTTGAGTCTGTTTTTGTAGAAAATTCCACTTACCCGCGGCATAGTCTTAAAAAACGAATTATAGACAATAGTTTGCCACCAGTTCGTTGCGCTATTTGTGGTAGTGAGCCGCTGTGGCTAGGAAAACCAATGCCACTAATATTAGATCATATCAATGGAATAAACAACGACAATAGGTTAGAAAATCTACGATTCGTGTGTAGTAACTGTGACTCACAGTTACCAACATACAAAGGCAAGAACAGAAAGTATAAGTAGGCACTCGTTAATAGAAGCGTGGGTGAGTGGTTAAAACCAACGGCTTTGAAACCCGTAGGTCTCTTATTAAGACCCGAAAGTTCAAATCTTTCCGCTTCTGCCAATAGAATCTTTTTGAAAATCACAAGTATTTGTGGTATAATTAGATACAACAACTAAGGAGATAAAATGGCTGTAACAACTACTCCAGTAGCGCTAAAGCCAAACACGCCAGACCGCCTAGCGCTAACCAACAAAGCAAAAGCTATAACACCGTGGCCAACCTTTTCTTGGAGATGTGCTGAACCTGATACAATTGAGTACTTTTCATTAAGAATACTTAGACTTGGACCACTGGACCCTATACTAGTTGCTGAGTATCAGATAACAGATGGTGAGGTGCGCGTATATAAACCATTTGAGGCTATTCCTGCGTGTTTACCTCCAGCCTCATCTACCCCAGACTATCTGTCCAACTATTATTCTTGGTCAATATGTGCTAAAGCCACAGATAAAGACGAAAGTCCTTATAGTAATAGCCAGACATTCTATGTTAGTGACGCTATTACACTATTAGTTTCAAAAGAGACACTTTCGAAAACTGTAACACGTGATGGTGAAACAAGAAGGCTAAAGAGTAAGAGCACAGTACGTAGGCCAGCTACTAGATCAGACTAATGGATGAAGCAGATAAACTAGCATTTGATATTTTCGCCATTGAATTCGCTATAGACGATATGCGACGCCAGGCTGTGCAGGCCCGCAAGGATAACCAGCCCTTCATCGTTACCTTATCTTGGGACGGTAATGATCTAGACAATAAATTTAAGCTTACAAAACGGTGGGATGGCCGAGAGGTTTAAGGCGCCGCTCTGCTAAGGCGGAAATCATTCGTGATTCCAAAGTTCGAATCTTTGTCCCACCGCAGTTAGGAGAACTACGGGGCAAGTACGCTGTGACATATGTAGATCTTTTGGGTCTAGTATAAAAGCATCATGTTTTACACTGTGTTCTAAGTGTATCAGTAGAGTAAAAGTTACAAAAGACTATGTTTACAGGACAAAGGTATATAATCGTAGTAAAACTCAAGCCTCTGCTAGAACTGCACTGAAGAAGCTTGTTTCACCTGTCTTAGAGGAAGTTTACTTTTCTTGGTCGCGAAACCCTGAGACACAAGCAATGCTACCATATGATTTTTATCTACCATCTCTTAATTTAGTAATTGAAATACAAGGCGCAGAGCACTATGAGTTTATACCAGTATTTCATGGAACTGAACAGGGATTTATAAATAGACAGCTAATAGACCATCTAAAAGAAAGCTTTGCTGAAGATAATGACTATAATTATCTTGCAGTTGATGGGAGACAAACCATAACAAAGCTATCCCTTGTACACCTATTAAAAGAGTGGACACAGCATGCTAAATTTAGACGAAGCTTACCAACTAGCCGAAAGACTGGACGACTCTACGGCGCCGAAATGGACTAAAGAAGGCGACTGTAGAAAACTACTAGATAATGTTAAGTTTTTTGTCGATCATTTTGGAAGGAACTGCCCAACAGCACAAAAATGCCTGACTTTATTAAACCAAGAATTGAAACACTCGCAACAATAGACGGTGCCGAGGAGATTTCAAGGATAGCCGCAGATGAAGAGGAAATAACACTGATGCAGGCTGTCAAGGAGTTTCCTGGGCTTGCTGCATTTGAGTACCTCCCACCCGCGTACTTAGAAAACTATAGACTTCAGCGCTATGAGGCAAAGAAATTAGTTGATCAGATTACACTTCGGGTTGTACGTACTAGTAGTGCTGTACCAATGTTATGCACTGGCCCTGCGTGTCAAGTACGCCATATTTGTTCGTTGAGGGAAGTACGTGAGCCAAATAAGACCTTTGAGTTCCCAACTGGGTCTCCTTGCCCAGTTGAGGCTAGTCTAATAGAGCTATGGCGTACTGATTATTATAGAACGCTTAAAATTGATCTACAGGATAAGATAGAACGCGACCGGATTGAGGAACTTCTTGAGATTGACCTAACTATGTGGTATATAGCCGGTGTTGTTGCCGCAAAAGGGCATACAATAGAGAGTACAGTTGGAGCTACCAGTTCTGGTATGCCACTATTTAAAACAGAACTAAACCCTCTTCTTGACGCTAAGGATAGGGCAGCTAAGCGTAAAGATAAAATATTAGATGAATTAATTGCAACTAGAGAAGCCAAAGAGAAATCCATGCTACGTAAAGCTAAAGCCCAACTAATGGATAAGACAAATAAGGATTGGTTTGCACAATTAGAGAAAAAGGCGGTGGCTGGTGGGATTGAAATAGTTAAGTCACCCGTTGAAATAGCTGAGGCCGCCAAACAAATACCGGAGAAAACTGAATAATGCCTAATACTAGTGGCATAGCTGGTAGTTGGTTTAGTGCATTTAGGCCAGCAAACTTTAAGCCGTTTCTTACCGACGTTGCTTCTAGGTGGGCTAATGATGAAAGTAAAGCGTCGTTCTGGAAGTATGCTAAGGCGCGATCTATGAAGTGGCTTAGCGACGCAACCCATTTTGAAAAGTTTCTTGCGACTGAAGCTGCCACTGCGTGGATGGGCCCCGTAGGTGAGGGTATTCAGTTAAACATGTTGCACAAACTTGGTGTAACTGGAACAAGTACCTCGTTAAAGGGGGCACAAGGTTTAGCTGTAGGAGCTTTAACCGCTACAGCATATGCAGGTGTTGGTTTAGGAATATATCGGGGTGTCCGTAGTGCTCTTGTAACCGAGGAAAAAGAACCCCCGCGCTACAATGCAATGTATAGCAAGATGCATGCTATGAATTATGGCCAACCGTTCTTTGGGTCTGGCGCTAAAACTAAAGATATATTAGAATATGGAGAGATGGCACTACGACGATTATCGGGTGCCAGCAGTGCAAAGCGTACAGTTACAATTAACCCGCAACTTGGTGGTCTTCCACAGACGTTAAACCGAGACGCAAACACCCATCATCTTATTGGCCGGGCAGCTCAAGACTTCAACGCCAGGTTATTTAGGTTTTAATTATGGCTTATACTCAAGAGGAAAAGAGGAATAGCGGCGGCCTTGGTGCCGGTCTATCCCTTTTAGGGATTGCTGGACTAAGTGCGCACTATGGTGTACCCGCACTAGATAAGTGGGCGGCCGGTGGAAGAAGACGCACTGTATCTTGGCCTGGTCTACGTAATTTGCCTCGAATGGCAAGAGACGCCGCTGTAGGTGGTGCTTTTGGTGCGAGAATGAATCTTGATTCAGCTACACGCTCTGCAATGGGAGCCGGGATCCGCGGCCGCGATTTTGCTATCGGGGTGGGCCGGAGCGCCGCCGCAGGTTATAGGCGCGCCGGAGAACTTGTAGGTGATGTAGGGCGTGGAATCTATTCTGCTGGCCTTGGTGCCGCCAATATATATAATAGAGGAATGGAGCGCCTAGACGATGCGGGCCGGTGGGTCAATTACGCCGGTACTGGTGCTATAAACGCTGCTAGGGCGCTACCACAAAATACTATGCGGCTGGCTAGCCGTGTCGGTAAGCGTGCTTCAGCTGCCGCGAAAGGGAACTGGAAGTCGACCGTAACTGGTTGGAAAGCATCACTAAATAGAATTAAGGGGGTGCCTAGTTTAGCTAGTCGCGCTGTTCGTTCTGGAATTAGTAGTTTTGGTAGAGCAACTAGAGCAGCAGTAGCAGGACCGCAGTGGCCAACGACTGCACAGCTACGTAATGTAGCGTACTCTAGGGCAAATATGACTGGAGCTGGCGTACTTAATAAAATAAGTGATAGTGTGGCTTCCGCCGGCCGGGGAGCAGTTAGTGCGTTTACTAAGTCAGCACTATGGAAAGGCGGCTCGTTTAGTTTCGGTGGCGGCGCAAATATTGGAAGACAACTCGTTTCTGGGGCAGCCAAGGCCCCACTAGCCGGGGTAGGCTTAATGGGTAGTAAGGGGTTTGCGATCGGTGGTGCTATTGCAGCAGCCGGACTTGGTATTGTTGCTGGTGCATCCATGGCAATGTTGGCAGTAAACCCGCGTATGGGAAGAGGGACTGCATATTCTCCACCGATGCAATCTGTTGGCGCTGGTACTCCATTTTTTGCCGCAGCACGTGGCCCAATGCCATCAAATAATTTAGGTACTGCTGGTCTTACCCAGGCGTTGTACAACACCCGCCACAAGCAGCACTAGGAGCATAGATGGACTCAAGTTTAATACAAGGCCCAGGAGTTGGTGAAGCAGCAGGACAGATGATGGCTGCTCCTATGGAGCGTAAAGCTGGTATCGGGCGTCAAATTTTAGGGCAAGTGTATGGGCACCCAATTAGGAACCTGCTTTATGAATACGCCCTAACACCATGGAATGTATCTAACTTTACACAGGGTTTTAACTATAAAGGTCTATTTGGTTACCGCGGCTTTGCTCGCAACACTGGCTCAGTCTTTTCTGCACCTACTGTTGCACTAAGACGCTTAATTGGTGGTGTGGGGGAACTAGCGAGCTTTGGTGGTGGTGCAGGCCAGCGCTTCTTTAGGGCATTTGGTAAAGGCGGGCTTGAAGGGGTTGCCAATCTCTATAAAGGCTCTCATAAGACTGCGTCAGGTATTTTTGACGCTCTTTCTGGAATGATAGGTGGCACTGGCAATACAAATATTGGGTTAGTTGGACACACCCTACTAGGTAGGCCTAATGCCGCACTTATGAAGGCATTTAGTACTATTGGTGGTAACACGGTAGCACCAGGGCTAGCCGCGGCAGACGCAACTGCAGCAATGCGCTCTATATCTACACGATATGGTGGCGAGGCTGGATTTCTTAAGGCCGTATTTACACCTGGTAGACATAGTCGTGGTGTTGCGCGGGCGATGATAAGAGAGGCAAGTGCTGCTGGTGGTACTTTAGCAACTGCCGACGCACTTAGTTCTGCAAAGCTCTGGTCTCGTAGCCTTGTTACAACTAGAGTTCTTGGTGGAATAATGACTGCTGCTCTAATCTACGACATAGGAAAGTTTGCGGCCACCAACACCTATAAAATTGCCAGGTATGGTATGGAAAAAGCAGATATAATGCTTAATTCAATGGGTAGGCAGAACTGGGGAGGAAACTTAAGTCAATCATTCTTAACTTCCGGCGCTACGTCAGAACGACAGCGGGCTCTTGATGAGATTAGCCGATCGTCTATGAATGCACGAAGTTTAGTTGGTAACGAAGCCCAACTAGCAGCACGAACCTTTTCTGGTGGACGCGTGTGGTAAACGAATCAGACATACAATTATTTTTACAGGATAACTATAGTACGCTAGTTGAGGCTTCTGCGGATAAAGAGTGGGCGCAGAAAGTAGAGTCAACAGCCGTTACATTTGATGAGTGGCTTGGTACCCTAAAACAAGAAGAACTAGCTGGTCAGGTTAATATATGGAATACACCATCCGACTGGGCAGAAACATATCTTTGTCACCCAGACGATACATCAAAGCCACTAAAACTTAAGGACTTCCAGAAGACAGTAGTAAATGACTGGTACCCAAACGTTGCTGTTAGGATTGGAAGACAGCAGGGTAAGTGTAACTGCGGCAACGACTTAGTGCATTTAGCTGATGGAACACTTGAACGCGTTGAGGACCTCTTCAATAAAGGTGAGCAGTTTGACATTGTTGGGATGGACGCCCGATTCAATCAAGTTGTCCGCAAGGCAGTTGTTCATGACAACGGCGTCAAACCTTGTGTAAAAGTAAAACTGCGTGGTGGACTACATACCGAAGTCACCACAAATCACCGCCTTCTAACTATTAGCAAAACTACCGGGCTGCCAACTTCCGTATTTGCTGAAGACCTACAACCTGGTGACTATGTTGCTGTGCCAGACCAACAACTTACTAATTCCTCGGAGTGTTTCTACACCGATGCCGAAGTAAAGCTTATTAGTTACTACACAGCTGAAGGCTCCCTAACTGGGCACAACCTCGGTTTTACTAATTTCGACCCTATAATCATATCAGACTTTTTATCGGCATGCTCTAATTATGGTGAGTATAAAGACAGAGTTGATGCAAGCAATAGAGCCCACTATATAAGCTACCCAACGCTGCCAAATAATCCTATTATGGATTTGATGTGTAAGGCCGGCCTTGCTGGAAAACACTCTCGTGATAAACAGTGCCCTACAGCATTAATGCAGAGCTCGCCAGCACAAAAAGCTCTTTACCTCTCCTGCTTAATAGACTGTGATGGCTGGATTGGCAATGATAAAGCCGGTCAAGGTATAGGAATTACCTTAGTCTCCAAAAGACTCATTTATGATATTCGCACATTGTTCTTACAACTAGGTATTCACGGCAACATAACGTTCTCCAAAAAGAAATGTTATAATACTGGGGCCGTTTCGGACGCATGGACTTATTTTATAGCTGAAAAACAGGAAATACTTAAAGCCGCTGCTGTATTACACCTGCAACTAAAGGCGGATAAGTTGGCAACTGTTGTTGAAAAATTAGACAGCATTAAAACCAACAATAACCAAAACGTCCTTCCCCCACAATTACAGGAATATTGCAAACGGTATAAATATAGTCAACCAAAAGGTAGGCAGCTTTCTGATTTACCATTCCGCGTCTTTAAGAACAACAACGCGCCACAGAAGAACAAGATAAAAGCCCTTGGTGCGATATATGAAGACCAGTACCTTCAGGACATAGCCTCTGCCCCCATTCGCTGGAAAACTGTTGAGTCGGTAGAATTTATTGGAGAGCAGCAGACTTATGCCATAGAGATACTTGGTGACCTGCCAGATGAGTTGCGCTACCTCATTGTTGACGGAATTTGGCAGCATAACTCGGTAGTATTGTGCATTAGAGCAGTCTGGTACTGTATGCGCTATGCACACAAGACGTTCCTGATAGCTACGCCTACACGCGCTCAGGTATGGAGACTATTCGAAGTTCTAACTAACACCGCCTCAAACTTAGTTGACCAGGGTCAGGTACATATTACTCGTGGTAACCCAATGATCGTTAGGTTTGCAAATGGTTCAAAGATTGTTGGGTTTACTGTAGGCACCAAGTCAGGGCGCAAAGCTTTCGGTGTACGTGGTCAGGCTGCTGACATCTTAGCTATGGACGAAGTTGACCACATGGGTGAGGGTGACGTCGGGACACTGCTTGGTATCAAGTTTGGTAAGAAGCAGAACATGCATATCTGGATGTCGTCAACTCCAACTGGGGAGAGGAAGCAGTTTTATACTGTGTGCACAAAGCCGGTAGAAAATGGCTTTCATGCTTACCATTTTATTCCACAGACGATGTCAGATTTCGATCCACAGACTGACAACCTACTGCGCTCCCTAATGACCGCGGAGGAGTATGAACACGAAGTTTTGGCCGAGTTTGGGGCGATCGCATCTGGTGTGTTTAACCCAGACCTAATTGAGGCGGCACTTACTTCTGCAGAGCCCCCATTTATAGATGGAACAACAGTTACCGAAGCAACAGCCAAATATTTACCAGTCCGCGCTGATTGTTCATATACAATAGCCGCAGACTGGAATACTACAACTGTTGGGCAGTGTATTACTGTTATTGAGTGGGACCCTACAAAGCGTAAGGCTAAAGTCTGGTTGCAAGAAGAAACACCCAACAAAGAATTCTCACATACGGCCGCAGTCGAGAGAATTGTGTTTCTACTAAAGTTAACTGGTGCCGCCCATATATGTGTCGATTACGGTTTTGGTGATGCTGATATAGAATTACTGCGCCTAAAAGATAAAGCCGACCCCTCTCTAAATATAAAAGATAAACTTATTATTATTAACTTTGGTATAGACTTAGAAGTAGAAGACCCACTAAATGGCGACCTAATCAAGAAGGATACTAAGCCATTTGTTATAAACACTGTAGTGAAGTTATTAGAAGATAAGTTACTAGAACTACCAATGATCTGGGATAGACAAAACAGGCTAGTAGAAGACATGCGCAACTTTATGGTTATGCGTCGCTCTGAGGCTGGCGCCCCTGTCTATACAAGACTAAACGATCATAGAATTATCTCATTTAGCCTTGGCGTGTTTGCTGTAGCCCTAAAAGGTAATTTACTACTACCTGGAAAAAGCGGTGCTCTTGCCAAGGTCATCTTACGACAGAATGAACTATGGAGCTTAATGCTTGATAAGCACCCATCCCAGCAGCGTGTAAAAGCGATTGAACGTACTACCTACTTTAAGCACTCCTCTGTTGTTAATAAGCATTTTGACGAAGAGAAGTATGATGAGAATGCACTTTGGAAGCTAAAGCGTGGTCAGCAAATAAGACCTGTTGGTTTACGTCAAACAGGACAGCGCGCAGCAGGTGTTAAGAGTGCACTAATTCCTGGTAGGACGACTGGGCCAAAGAGTAGACGGGGCTTCTAATGAAAAATACTACACAACAGACATGGACACCTAGAAAAGTAGAGCTACCATCGCAGTTTGAAGGTCAGGAAGTAAAAGAAGAGCTGTCGCAAACTGAGTATGAACTTGCTATGGACATGTTAGAGCTGCGTGCGTTATTTGATGAGATAGATGACCTATTTTCTGGCGTCTATGGAACACTTGACGAGCAACTAGCTAAGATGGCTATAATTCCAGACCCCTCAGACTCCAGACTAGCCCACGCCCTAGTTGCGTTTGACTCTCCTGGAGTTATTACAAAAGATGTAGTTGACAAGGCTATGTTGGTTTTGTCGGTTCCAAATGGTGTTATTATGAATGAGGTCTCCACGGATACAGATGGTACACCCTCATTTATAACGTCTACCTCGCAAACCTACAAAAGCTGTGCCACATATGCCCAAGGAATAAAAGATTATTTAGCAGGAATGGCGGCTCCTAATACATGGGCCGCGGAAGCGCTGAGTAGCAACAATAGTAAGTTGCAGGAGTTGTCCAGGAAGAAAGCGCTTAAAATGATCTTCCTGGCGGTGCTAGAGCAGATCGTTGAACTAATTGCAAAAATGTTACGGCCTCTGCGCTGGACACCCGCCAGACCTGCCGTAAATAAGATTATAAGTTGGTTAAGAAAACAAGTTCGTGATGCACAGCGTAAGCTATTTAAAATAGATCCTATAGGAGCAACTAGACTAGCTGTTAATCCAACTACGCGCTATGAAATTTGGCTTAAGATAAAGACAATAGACTGGAACAACACCAGTCCTGTGTTTGGTGTTGATTGGGAACTTGCTATGAACACTAGTTCTGGTCTGCCATACCAGCCTGGCACAATACCCCCGACGTATGTAACCAGTCTCCTACTTGAAGAGGGTATGGACGCTGACGGTAATAAGAAAAAGAACGTTACGTCGTCATACCGTGGGTGGACTCGTATGGAAGGTACGGTTGTTGTTTCGGAGTCGGTGTTTCCTATAAACCCACTCTTCCCATTCATTAAAGCTCAATATAAAGAGCCGCTCAGTATTGTTGTCCAGCAGTTCGTAGTCGATACTACTATTCAATATATGGACCAGGATACATGGGTAATTAAACCACTTGGTACGCCGGCAACAGCAGACGACCTCGACCCAGACTTAAATACGACTGCAAATGAATGTACTGCAAATGCTATGTCCATCCTGGGGGCAGCAGACCTCTACCACACAGGCGATAGTACACTTAATGGCTACCCAAACCAATCCTATATGATGTATAGGTCCTTAGGGTCTATTAAAGAAGGTTACGATGGTACAAAAGCAGTAACTAAATCTTTATTTATCGCAACATCAGAACTAATGACAGTGGTTGGTGGAACTGATACCGCTAAGTGGCTCGAAAAGGCCGGTAAAGCTACTGAGCATGGGTTTGGTTGGGTAGATAAAAGTCTGGAGTCTGTCTATAACGAATATCTGGACTTCGTTAAGCAACTTAATGATGAACCAGTTAGCCCGCGCCAACAGTTAAACAATAGATATATAAAACTAGGTAAAAGTCTTCCAAAACTAAAGAAGCAAACAGCTTTATACAAAGCCTTCCTTGGTGATCTTAAGAACTTCCTACTTATTCTGGCGGCCGACCTTAAGAACTGGATTAATGACCGTACTATACTATGTTGTTTTATTCAGAATTCAGCTGCAATTGGTTTAAGTTGGAGACCTTGGATCAAATTAATGTTGCTTATCATTGCCGTTCTCAAGAATCGTGGTAAAGCTCTGATAAAGGAATTTCTTGGGGGCTTACTAGATCTTGGTTTGTTACTTTATAATACAGCAGTTACCGTAGTAGTTGGTATTCTAGAGATGCTAGCAAAGTCAGGTATAGAGTGGGTACAGAATTGGTTAGAGGACCGCCTAGCACTTGAAAAAGAATCTAGCGTTATGAAGTGTACACCGTTTAAAGCCTTTGTATTTAGCCTTGCTGGTGGATTAGAGCTGTTCGCAGATGACCTGCTTGACTATATTAGAGATATGCTTTTGCTACAGAAAAGAAAGATTGATAAGACAAAGGAAATAAACGAAACTTGTAAATTTAATGACTGGTTAGATCACGTTGCACGGATGTTAAAAGCACTAGACCACGCCCTATCACACCAAATTATCTGTAAGGATGGTATTGCTACTGATGCTAAGTTTTCTGGCTATCCTGGCGGGCCAATAATAGTCGGTGGTGACACAAATGGACCAATTGGTGGCGGAGTTATATTTGATGCTAGTATCCCGTCTGCCCAAGTAATTGCAGCCAGAGCCTATCAACAAATAGCTACCTTTGGCCCTACTGGTCCGATCAGCGCGCAAGACTTAGTAGACTTTTATTCAAGTTACTTACATTATACACCAGACCAAATATCTGCTGCAATTAGTAGCACAGATGTACAATTAAATAACATGCGACAACTTGGTAAACTTGTTCCAGACCTAGATGCCATGGCTGGTATCGGTACGTGTACAAGTAACCTAACGCCAGAGGAAAGAGCAGAGGTTGACGCCCGCCTAGCCCAAATTAAGTCTATTGAGGAGGTACGGTAACATGCCAGTTATTGGTGGATTCATAGCAGACGTTGCTGCTGAAGACGCAGCACTCGCTAAGCGCGCGCCACGTCCACGGAAAGTCGATGTTAGAGTAAAGCCTCTAAAGAAGGGCTTGCGTTATGATGGTGGTAGGACTGACAACCCAGATCAGTGGCCGATGCCCGCATTATACGATTATGATGCTGTGCGACAACTTCTTGACGTAGAATCAATATTTGCTAAAACATGCTGGAAGTACGTTGAACAAATCTGGAGTCGTGGCTGGGAAGTGACGTCGCGAGCTAATAAATCATCTGAATATGTAAAGGCACGCTTTAAGCAGATAGCCTACGTATCAGGTATTCCTACTTTTGAATTGTTCTCTGACATAGCTATTCAGGCTGTTGTCTACTCTAATGTCTACATACAAAAGGTACGTAAAGCTACTGCCTCTGGGGGGCAAGTTAGATTTGTTGGTGGGCGTAGAATAGAACCTGTAGCAGCATACGTTGTATTGGACACACCAACTGTCCGCACTGTTAGAAACCCATACGGTGTACCACTCAAGTACATCCAAGACATTCGTGGTAAGTTGGCGTATACCTCAGGTTGGGAAACCACGACAATTACTCCAACTATGGTGGAAATAGACCCGAAGGATATGATCCACCTGACCTTCCACAGACAAGCTGGCTTTAGTGAAGGTACACCAATGGTTATCCCTGTAATAGATGATATTGCAGCATTACGGCGTATGGAGGAGACTGCCGAAATAATCGCATTTCAGGCCTCTATACCTATCTATCATTTTACAGCTGGTACGCCAGAGCCAGGAATGGGTGGTACCCCTGCAGAAGTAGACGACCTAGAAGATCGCGTAAATAATATGCTGGCACACGGGTCCCTAGTTACAAATGAGCGCTGCGGTATTGAGATAAAGCAGGCCGATGCCGACATTACAACTATCCTAGAGTTTATCGACTATTATAAGCGACGTGTATTATCAGGGCTTGGCGTCTCACCTGTATTGATGGGTGAGTCTGGTACCTCAAATAGAGATACGTCGCTGGTAGTAGCCAATGAAATGCAGCAAACAACAAGGATGCTTCAACGTTGTATTGCTGAGATGATAAACTCACAAATTATAGATGAACTATTACTTGAAGGCGGCGTCGACATTTTTGACGACTACTACACAGTTAAGTTATATATTCCAGAAATTGACGCGGCATCAGAGCGCGCAAACCAAATACACGGCCTAGCTCTTTACGAGGGCGGTGCTATTACTGAATCTGCTTTCCGCCATACTTATCTAGGTACGGACCCTATTACTGATGAGGAGCGCGATGACATGTTTCTATCCCGTATTACAATACCAAAGATAGAGGCCCAGGGTTATGCTAAAGGGCTAGGTGACCCAGAAACAACCGCCGCCGCAGAGAAGAAAATTAAATCGGTGGTTAGACCACAAAACCAACATGGGTCATTCTCTAGGCCATCACGTATTGCTAAGCGGGATGAACTGCTAGCCCTTGCGCGCAAAGTGGTCACAACGGTAGAACCTGATATAAATGTCTGGTTAAGTAGCTTACAGGACGCACTTGGGGAAAACCTAACATATAATGATAGATTGACAACCTCATTACGCACCTCAGCGATAATACTCCGTAATAGTCAACTGAATGATGTTCGTAATATGACCTATGATGATATTATTAATACAATTGCTGCTAACCTGATTATTGTAGAGGAGGAGTAGTGGAACCAGTACCGTTCAAACCATTGCAGTTCCACCATCTATATTGGGGTATAATAATTGCAACCATAGGCGCGTATAAACTCTTTGAAAGCTCTAATAATTGGTGGTGGCTGCTTCTCGGTCTTGGAATCTTTACGATTCTAGATGATGTAAATCAACATTTTGGAAACGGCTACAGCGTATTAAATAAATTGTTTCACTGGTTGTGGCCACGAATATTTGGTGGCTGGTGGCCATTTGGAACACTATAAGGAGTTAAACATGAAACGTATTGCAATATTAATATTTATTATGCTTGTGTTTGCTGGTAGCCTATCGTCACAGAGCGCCACAGACATAAGACTACTTTTCTACGATACAAGTGACTCTACATGGGTAGCCGCAAACGGTACACCCGTTGAGAACACAGCCTGGGGTTTTGGTGTTCTAGCCCGTGCACATAATTATAATGGTACTAGCTGGCAACCAGTGCCATTTGGTAGTGTTGACACTAGCAAAAGTGGGGACAGCCTGATAGTTATAATTGGTAAGCTACGTCTTGCTATTAAAGCCGACACAACTGTACTTCCATAGGTGTAAAATGAAATATATAATAATGCACCACTCCTATACTGATTTAGGTAAAACAGTGAGCTGGGATGACATAAAGCGCTACCATACCTCCTATCGATACAATGACACTATTATTACACCAAAGCGCGCAAAAGAACTACAAGCCCAGGGTAAAAAAGTAGTGGAGCCGTGGTCTGATATCGGCTATCATATGGGGGTCGAAGAAGTGATCATGCCTAACCCTTGGTACGGTAATCCAGTATTTATACAATTCGGGCGACCAATTGACAAAGCTGGCGCCCACGCTGTAGACTTTAATAGCGTTGGTTATGGTGTTTGCATCATAGGTAACTTTGATCAGGCCGCCCCAGACGAAATTCAATGGCAAGCTGCACTTTCACTCGTAAGAGGCTTAATGGTCAGAGACGAGATTCCAGTCGAGAATGTATTAGGACACTGGGAAACATTCATTCGTAGAAAACAGGCCAAGGACCAAAAAGCCGCACAGAAAATAAAGTCCTGCCCAGGGTTAAAGTTTGACATGGTTCAGTTCCGCAAAGACCTTGGTATTTGGAAAGTATAAACAACACAATTCGTAAAAGGAGAAAGAAATGTTAACAGTAATCATTGCGCTCTCGGCCGTACTGGGTGCTACAACCACCGCTCTTGTAGAGTTTTGTAAGAGGGCTGCAGCTTCTGGTAATGCTCTATTTGTTAAAATAGTGGGCGGCTGGAAGACAATAGTTTTAGCTATCGTTGTAGGTGGTATTGTTGGTGCTGCATATAAGGCAATGCTAGTACTCAATATAGCTGCCCTGCTTCTAACTGCTGAAAAAGTAACCGCACTGGCCGCATTTGCTGGTGTAACTTGGTTAGGTTTTATTGCTGCCGGCGTATGGTCTGGGGCAATAATCTCTGGTATTATCGGGCTAATTTCTAGCTGGTTGAACCCAAAAAAGTAGAAAGTATAAGTCCACCTCGCACATTAAGTTGTGAGCTTTTTGGGTAATCAGTACCTTTTATGGTATAATTAAGACAATGAAAAAACCATCGTAGGAGTCTTTTAAGATGATGAAATACGACCACAAGCGTGGGCTATGGACGTTTGAAGACGCCATTACTGTCTCTACTTCTGACATTACAACTACAGGCAAAAAGATATTAGTAGACGACACTGAATCGGGTCTTAAGGATGTTCTAGCTATTGAGATGGCAATTACACACTCAGACTTTGTCAATCTCAACCATCGGCTTTATCTAGGTTCAGCCATGAAAGACTCCGTAGAGTCCTGGCTTAAGCCCTACCCGAAACCAGTTATACGAACACACGACGAGCTCCAAGAACCAATAGGGCGTGTCTATGCTGCAGAGTTTAGAGCGGATCCTGGAATTGGTGCCTCTGAGAATATGCGCGGCGTAGACAAGGCTGATGTACTTCAGTTCTTAGAATCCTACTCACCTGGCAATAAACCGAGTGGTCATATTTATGCTGGTTTCTACGTCTCCGATCGCGATGCCATAAATAAGTGGTTAGATGGGCGCTACCAAACAGTATCGGTTGGTTTCAATACCAAGGAAGCCTTCTGTTCTAAGTGTGGAGCAAACTTCGCTACGATGTCTATGGATGAGGCACAGGACCACGAACATATTCCTGGAAAAGATGATTGTCATATTATAGTCGGTCATAAAAAGTATGAGCACCTTGCTGTTGTAAACCAGCCAGCTGATGAGTTTACCTATGTTGCTACTATGAAAATAGAGAAGCAAATGTATGGTGACTCGATTGCCCCAAAGACGTTTATATTTAATTCAACTAAAGTAACATCACTTGGAGATGAAGCGGCCATGCCAATGACAAATCTATCTATTACCCCAACAGAGGTAAAGATAGTTTGGCCCGCAGAAGCAAAGCTCCTACTAGAAGATGCTAGACGCAAACAGTATATTACCGATACCGTTGCCGACCACAGTCACCGCGCCATACTAGACCCAGAAACAAAGAACGGTTATACAGATTGGGTATTAGTGCACTCGCACTCTGTCGCAAACGATGTGTTGTCCACGGAACACACCTACGACTACGCCGCCCCAGTCGACGAACACGGTAATTACCCAATTAAATTAGCAGATCACAGCCACGCACTTGGTAAGGAAGTAGAGCCACTAGTTGACTCAGCAGACACCAAGTATGTAGTGGAGTTTGTCTGCGACCAAGCAACTGACTTCTCTGAAAATGATACACTAGAAGCAATGGTTGCTATGGACGATGATTGGGACGCTATTGAACAAGAACTAGTAACAGAGGGCGAGCTAACAGAGGACGCAAAGTTATCAACTGCCAAGCGTAAAAGCTTGCCAGACTCTGTATTCTGTGGCCCCGGACGATCTTTTCCCGTAAATGACTGTGCACATTACACTGCTGCACTGCGTTTACTAAATAGGTACAAAGGTTCTGACTCTACCAAAGCAAAAATTCATTCATGCATTACTCGTAAAGGTAAGAGACTAGGTTGTGGAGCCGATAGTGTAGAGGAAGCGGCAACAACTGAACCAACAGACCTGGACACTATGTTAGCTCGTGAAGACGTTAAGACACACATTGATGGCCTATTGGGGCAAAAGGATGCTGTTATTAATAGTCTAAATGAGAAGTTAGTGATACTGGAGGCTGAGGTTAAGGAACTAAAGGCGACAGTTGAGCTACTAACAACAGAAGCCACCAAGAAAGACGAAGATTTAACAACTACCAAAAGTCTATTGGTTACAGAACAAGAGGCAAAATCTGCGCTGACCGATCAGAATGTTAAATTCTTCAAGCTCTACAAGCTTTCTATTGTTGACGAAATCATACTACGTGCACAGTTATCAAATAAAGGCCCGGTGGCCGAGGCCCTCATTCCAGCTGCAGGTGAGCAGCTGATAGATAAAATAGCCGTGATGCGGCAAACCCTATCAAAAGAATCCTTGGAAACTCTGAAGAGTAAACTGGATTCGGTTGATGGAGACCCAAGTACAGTACAGGTTCAGAAACTTGACCCAGTAGATTTTGGCAAAGGAAAGGATGAGCTTGCTACACAAGCACAAACCGCGCCACAACCAAAAACCCTGGACCAGGTCTTCTCCACCTAAGCAACAAAAACACACTCTAAGATCACGGAGGATAACAACCCATGAGTGAACATTTCACAATCTCAGGTGCCATTCCTAAAATGCAGCTAAAGCAGCTGAGCGCCCAATGGTTGGAAGAGAACGTACGCGGACCACACGCTCTTTCCAGCGAAGAGGTGCCAGCTGTACCTTACCTGCCATTTAGATTCCTTCCGGCCTTACAGTATTTCGATACTATAAACCGGATGCGCGAAGGAATAGTTCTGTTGAAAGGTACTATTGTAAGCACTGTTAACCCATTGCAGACAGTTGCCGTACCAACAGACTCGTCTACCGCTAACGGAAACCAAGAAGTGTGGGACAGTGCACAGCAGTGGCCCCTATTCCTGGACAGAAACGGTGTACCAGTAAGCGTAACACTAGAGCAGAGTATTAATGGATATGGTTCAGATGTCCACGCTCTGTTACTACCAGCCACTGGTCCACAGTACGCTAGCGTAGCTACTGGTATTGACTACACTTATACCACAAACGATTCCAGCATGGGTCGTTTACGTGTAGACGGCTCTCTAATGGAAGCCGGCGACACGGTAACAATGCTATGGAACAACCCAGTCGGCGTAGTGATGGACGATATCTACGTAGACTACAGAGGCCAGTTCCTGAACTACCATACAGAGGGCAGACTATTAACCAATGTCTACAAGCAGATGGCTGTAGTGTATCCATATGTAGATATCACTAAGCTAACCGATGTGGCCAATGGTTACTTTGGTACTAACGTTGTATGGACAGACCCCGGCGTCGGCGAAACTGCAATCAAGCCAACAATAGATAAGCTATATCGGTACCTGCATGGTCCGACAGCCAGTCTAGTAAACGGCGCAAAGATTGTATCAGACGAAGCCGGAAACCCAACAATTTACGCCCCAGTTTATACTTCAGGCTCAGAGACCGTTCTAGAAGCTATGAGAGATATAGCTGACGTAAACAAACAAGTTATTGGTTCGCTAGAAGGCCTAAACCCGAAGCAGCCACATAGCCTGAATGACCTAACAGATACCATGCTGGGCAGCATGATGACTGGTACAGACACCATGGGGATCGAAAGTGAACTATTCTTGTTCACCAACGCGATACTAGGTCTAGCCAATCCAGCCGCAACAATTACCCGGACCGCAATCAAGACAGCAATACGCAAGGGCCACTTTGGCTGGGCAACGCTGTGGATTAACGTTCGCTAGTCTACCGAATAACAATCTCGAAAACGGAGGAATATAAACACATGCCAAACGGAAAAATGCTACTTTCCGAAGAGCAGGTAATGAGTCGCATAAACGAATTCGCGGGCCTGTTCCAAATGGACGAAGGGCAGCAAAAGGCGTGGACCGAAAAGCGCAGAGTTTTTAATTTGGCCGATGCGTTCCAGAACCATGGTACAGCTCCTGACGGTGACGTGAAGCATTTAAAGGACGTAATCACCAGTGCAGAGCTAAAACCATTCATCGAGCCGGCTATACAGTACGTTATCGTATCCGCAATGCAGCCCAGACTCCTGATCTCTCAGTACCTATTTAGAGAGATCCAAACCCAAAAAGAAATCCTCAAGATGGGGTTCGTAGGTCCTTTAAAGGCTGAAAGAATTCCAGAGGGCGGAAAATACCCGGACATTAACTTCGTGATGCGCGAAACAGGCGACACGGTAAACATCACACCGTACAAATACGGTTTGAAAATACCGATCACTGATGAAGCTGTACAGAAGTCTGAATGGGACATTATGGCATTCTGGTTCGAAAGAGCTGGATGGGCCCTAGCCGCTCGTAAGGAAGAGGAAGCAACCCAGCTGATTCAAGAGGCTGGTCACGTGTCTTTCGATAATAGTTCGCCAGCAGATAGCGTCCACGGATGCTGCACTGGTCGCGCTGTTACAGGAGCACAAAACGGTACCTGGACAATGAATGACCTGATTGCACAGTGGGCCGATCTTGCAATGATGGGCTTAACCCCAGACACCATTATTATGAACCCATTAGCTTGGGCAGTATTAATGGCAGACCCAGAACTGCAAACCATTGTTAAGCAGTCAAATATCACCTATGAATATATGCCTGGTGGAAAACCAGCTCCTGGTTTCCCAGAAAGCTACCACGGTGGCCTAGGTCTATGGTCTAAGGGTGTAGGTAATGCATGGCCAGGCGGCGGAACTCCAGAGCTAAAGGCCGGTGCTGACCCATGGAGTTGGGGGCTAAACCCAATGGGCGCCAACTTCCTAATGAAGACTGACTTCTTCCCTGGACCAGTCCGCATTCTAGTAACCCCAACCGTAACAGTGGACACTGATGGTTTTGTAAACCCAACTGGAACCGGTGGTGGATTACCAGATACCGGCGCTCTAGCAACTACAGACATCATCATGGCTTGCTCCAAGTATTGTGGCGTAATCGCAACACCATACGGCGCTGGCGTAAAGTTTGATGACTGGAGAGACCCAGAGCGGGACATCACAAACATAAAAGCTAGTTCAATTTGGGGTATGGGTATCCTGGCACAAGGTAAGGGTATCAATATCGCCAAGAGAATTGTCATCGATCGCAATTATGCGTTTAACAACGTAAATAGCATCACCCTGACAAATCCACTAGCAGACGATATTACTTTTGCTACCTAATAATACTTAGATGCAATAACGGGGCGGGGTCGTAAGGCCCCGCCCCAAGAGAAACATGGGAGAGGGGAAAACAAATGGCTGACGAAAAGAAAGTATCTGGGCACCCAGAGATAAAGGATTACTTGATTTTACGAAATCAAGGAGTTTTTATAGATTCTAGAAGCGGTGTTCGCCTTAACTTGTTCAACTTGAGCAATTCATTCTGTAAAACACCACAAGCGTTTAAGGAAAAACCAGAGGCCTTTCCAATCCTACTTACAGCTCTTCATATTGGGCACTTGGTTACAGCTGATACGCCACCTACAGCAGGTGCGAAAAGAGTTAAGCTAACTGACAGCCCACTAGTAGAGCTGCTTAAGTTAGAGTATGACGCCTTCAAGGCAAGAGTTCTAGCAATAAGATCCATAGACTATTTGGATCAAGTTGTTGCTGTAGAGGAAGGCCGTACACTTGAGCATGGTGGACCACGGCGTAATTTTCTAGGCTTACTTCTAGGACGTAGAGCTGATCTTCTAGAAAAGATGGAGGAAAAGAACACCGAGGCCTACTCAGATAATCAAGACCCGTTGAAAAGTGCCACCGTGGCCAAACAACCATTAGTCAAACAGGACGTACGCTTACCAAAAAAGCCATCAGTAAAACGTAAGAGATAATGTCAAGGCCAGTAGTAATAGTAACTAGTCCAGTCGATGCTGCATTAGATGTGGCGGTTTCCGTTGCACCTTATGCTGTCTTCGACCAAGCACTAAACCCCGCCTCAGTAAACTTCCAGACTGTACAACTTCTAAACTCGTCAAATGTTCCACTAACTGGAGTTGTTGCATACGATAGTGTACTGCGTAAGGTTACTTTTACTCCTTCGGCCGTATTATCATATAGTAGTGTATATACCTTTAGATTAGTAGGATGGCGTAAAGGCATAGATGCTTTTGAACATGGGATAATGAACCTATATTCCGAAGCATTATATGGTATTATAGATATATCATTTACTACAATTGCGCCTCCTACCCCAGATGACCCAGAAGCCCCAGCTACCCCAGAGAACACACAAGATGTTGTTGGGGTAGACCCAGCCAATGCAGAAATAATGGTGCCAGTAGAACTAGATAACCATTATATGGCTCTTGAGTTCTTACTACCAGTTCCACTGACACAAGTTATTACAACCATCACGGGAAACGACGATGATGCGTTGGAAGATCTTATATTAGTTGGTGTGACAACAAGAAACTCGGCTGCTGGTGTTTTAAACTGGGTGCTACAGTCAGTTGATAATGCTGGAGTTTTAACCTACGACGTGGAACTATTAAATGGTGCCATCGTAGTTGCACACGGGACTGGGGTAGCTGGAAGTATAAGTCTAGATGAAGTTAGTGGTTCTGGAATTCATGGTTCTGTTACAGTAGGGGGCGACGATGCAGCCACAGGAACAATTACCGTAAACCTAACCATCGTTCCTTTATACGACCACTTATCAATCACTGGGGTAAACTGCATTGGGCTTTATGGTGCAAACTACCCAGAGATTAACTTTTCCTTTGAGTGGGAAGGCCTAATATATACAATTACGGAGGCTTCAGTAGCTAATACTTATATTGGCCGAGTTTCATATAGTGATACTGACCTAACAAACTCAACTGTATATATAGAAGTTGGTCACTATGTTATAGACGATCTTGGTGCTGTAATATGGGAACAACTGGACCTGCCATTCAGTTATCAGTTTGTTATTACTGTTGAAGCCGGCGTAGGTAGTACTAGTCTGCTAACAAACGGCCTCCCCACAGACCATATTTACTATTTCGTAACGGAGTTAGAGCCAATGTGGGCAACCATTACGATAATTAGATTAAACATAGGACCATACATCCGCGGTGTTCCAGACGACACAATAGCGCGTCTTATTTATGAATTATCGTGGTTAGCTCGAAGACTATATTATGACCAATATGGTGTTTGGTTACCAATTGATGACATAGATAGAGTGCCAGCTGCAATTATCCAATATATTATTTGTAAAGCAAAGTTAGACGCGCTAGACGCAGCCTTTGCTGACTATACTGGTTCGGGTAGTGCAGTTAGTAAGACCCTTGGAGATTTTAAAGTAGACCGTGGATCTGTTGGCGGTAACCCACTAGCCTCGCTCCGTAAAAAGTATGAACAATGTATTCTGGACTCATCGCACGCAGCTGGAATAGACTTTAGACAACTAGTAGTTCGCGCAACAATAATAGCTGAGTTTGACCCCAGACGCCCAATCACAGACTACTCTTGGAGACGTTGGCCTGAAGTCCCAACAACAATGAATCAAAATGGTCTATATCCAGAAACCAAAAGTTATATTGCTAGAAATTTAGAAACTAAAACACCGTATCCAAATGGCGTTTAACCCAGACTTCTATCCAACAGCCTCGGGCGACCAGGGCATCATGTTACGCGAAGAGTTGTATTTACTACTGCGCGGATTACAGGGCGACCCTGCTATGGGGAAGTGGGCAATACTACGGCACTTTGACAAAACAAGGCGTAGTATTTACTGGGATGAAACAAGAAACGAGTCGATAGGTGGGCCTCCATGGGAATATGTAGACATACCAGCACTTTGTTTTCGAACTAGATTTACAACTGGTAGACTTCTAAGGGACCAAGACATTCCAACACTAATCGGTTCTATGGCAAACCCTATAGATCTATGGTTCTTTGAGTGGAATGTTTTACCAGCTGGGCAAATGTTACAAGTTGATGATGAGATTCACCAGATCGATTACGAAAGTGCACTGGTCCCAACAGTACCATATAGCTATCTAGATAGGCATAGGATAGTTTTAGTGGAGCCACATTACGGTGAAAAACACGGTAGGTTAGAATACTGGGGCGTATCAACCACAAGAGAAGTCGTTAGAGATGCTTAAATTCGGACAAAAAGATCTGTCATATGCTGGTCAAACAGCTGCCCAGTGGAAATCGGAAGTTTTAGAGCGATTTTTACTCAGCAACCCGGTGACCTTGGACTATGACACGCTTCCAACCGATGGTTCTGTTCCACCACTTAGAGCGTTTGGAAATATTAGGCCAGCAAAGCTATTCGACTTATTTTCAGAAGTTTTTGCTGTAGAGCTTCCACAGATTGAACTGCGCTCTTTACAAGACCGGAACAGCACACTGCTTGGCAAAACAAGTTTCACATATGCTTATCCAGATGCCCTTATGGAAAACGTCTATCCGACTCCAGGTATAGCACCACAGAGACTAGTTGATAATTATATAACGTATAGGCTTAAAGAGCCAATGTCATCTCTACAAGGACTGACTGGCCCTATCTTCCAAGGAAACCATGAGCAACGCCCAAGAGTGCGTGAGTCTATCAAAGATACCGACGGCAATACTTACGAAATACACGGCCAACGCCACATCTATGAACTTCATTTAGAAGTCTGGGCTCCTGGAAATAAGAAAGCCGATTATCTTGTAGACTGGGTTGAAGACGTTATAGCAATGTATGGTGGGTGGATGATATCAAAAGGCGTACAAGACCTAGTTTATGGTTGGAGAGAGATGACGGGTTTTGAGGCCATGCCAAAGTCCCCAACGGGTAGAATTTTTCAAAGGGAATTAGTTTACTTAGTCGTGCTAGACAGACAATATATTATCAAGAAACCAGTAATCACTGCGATCGAAGTAGGTCGAGAACTCACAAACTCTTAAGCCACGCAGTAAGGAGAACATAAACATGCCAAATTATCCTGGTGTAAACTTCTCATATCCTACTGGTGGCCTCGCTGTAGGGCCCCAGGAAGATCTACGTAATGAGAGTATCCTAATAATCGGGACTGCCGAAGACGGACCAACTGACACTGTTGTTCGTATGCGGTCACCAGCCTTTGCCAGAGGTGCATATGGACGGCCAGGCGCTGGAGACCTATTAAGAAAAGCAGAAGAGGCTTGGTACGCACAAGGTGGTAAGCAAGATATCCGATTACTAAGAATCTCGAATGGTAGAAAGGCACAGCTTGCATTAGCTGAAGCCTCTGGTCAGGGAGTAGCTACAGAGCAACCAACTGGAACATCCTTGTCGGGACAAACTATTCTGACAAGCCCAGCACTAACAGCCGAAATGTTATATCCAGGAGCTAAATATAATCAGGCTACAGTTAGTATGGGGTTTGGGCCATCCGGGTCGCCATCTGTAATTTTCTACAACCCCAAGACCGGAAACGATAGTTATTACAGCTATAACAATGATCCTAACGCTTATGCCGATGTGCATAATGTTAGAGAACTAGCCGCTGCAATGAATGCTGACCCAAATTTTTCATCTATTGCGACTGCTGAGGCTGGCGCTCTAGCTGCACACACTGAACTGGTAGTCGACCCACAAGGTACTGATGCACTAGCAACAAATGACGATGGTATATTAGCCTATATTGATCTTGGTTATGCTAAATCAATATGGGGTGCACCAGAAGCCGAACAGACAGATCCAACTGTACTTGCTACCACAGCTCCAGCAATAACTGGGGGCGCAATACCAGCCGACTCCTACTGGTATACATACTCAGTAGTGACAGCTGTGGGCGAAACAAACGTAGAGCCAACTGGAATTATAGCTGTTGTTGGTGGCACTGTTTATGGACGTGTGGTCGTAACAATTCCAGACCAAACAGTTGTAAGTGGTAACTATGTATTAGGTTTTAACCTATATAGATCCATAGACGACGGCGGCCCTGGAACTTACTATAAAGTAGCTTTTGTTCCATCACTAGGTGGTGATGAAGTGACCTATACTGATACTTCTGCAACCACAACTACTGTAATTGTACCTGGTAGAAATACAACAGAATATGCCGCTTTACCAGCAAGTTCTGCAGGTGGAAATTATGCTTATACAGGAACAGACGTAACTACTGATGGTAGACTACGTTTAGATCTTAGTGCGCGTGTAGACTATCTAACAAACGAAGCTGGCGCTCCTGTACTTATACCAACTGACAGTACGTGTAATGGTAGCTATGGTGGTGGATTCTTCAAGCACTATGACAACACCGCTTCCTATATATCACAGACTGCTGGGAATAGGCTTTCCGAGCTGTCAAAGGTTGGGGAGCTAGCTGCTACACATACCCAAATTCTAAATTGTGCTGGCTTTAGTAAGCTAGACCTACCATACGCCCCAATTGTCCCACCAGCCCTGAGAACAGTTATTAGTGATGTAGAAGCTGTAACAACTTATACAACAAAGCTACGTCCACTATCCCTAGAAAGAGAAGCTGCTGATACATACAACTGGCGCTACAATAAAATCATGGGTCGTAGTGGCCCATCATACTTTACGGTTACTTCGCCAGGCGTTGGTGTAGAAACACTGGAATATTCTGCAGACGACCACGCTGACGCTATTCAAATAGTAACCCGCGGCTTCGTTGGAATATTACCACTATTACCAAGTACAGCCACCGAAGTTGAACTTGAGTTCTCTGCTTCACTCCCACCAGATTGTGGTTGGGATGGCGCGCACACAAGAGATTTAATTGGTGAACGTTCAGATGCAACAACTAGATATGACTACTTATACCTTGATAGTATTACAGCCTATGGCGCTGACACTCTAAACAGACTTGCTTACCATGCTGGACCGGATACTATAACTGTATATGAAGTACAATCCAATGGTTCATACTCGGATGCTAATGACCTAGGCCACTTATATGAAATAAGCTGGACCGATCTGGGAGACGGTACAGAACCAAAAGCAAAGATCACATTCTACGGTGCGAGCCGTAGTGCGTTACCAGCAGACGGAACATCTATCTATATTACCTATAAGTCATTACCTGGGTTACTAACTCAGACTAATAACTTAATGGGTGTAATGAATAAGATAGGTTGGGACGCCTGGAAAACTTACTTTATTACTGGCCGTCGTGTATATTTTGCTGGTCCACTTCCATCACCAGTCCAATTATCCTACAACTATGAGAAAACTTGGAGTATCGGTAGTGATTGCATTGTTCTGGATTATCTAAGTGGTACACTAGAGTGGTCAGATAGAGCAAATCAGCCTGGAACAGCGATGAACCTGGTTCCACCGATTGTTGTTCGCTCTGCTACGCAAGGCGCACTACCAGGCCCAGATTGGTCTACAGCCACTACACCGGTAGAGACCCCACCACAATGGTCACGTTTAATACTGTACTACGAATATGACCCAGAGTGGGTTGATCTAGGTGCAACAGCAAGAGCATTCCAAGGCGGCTCAGATGGTATAACCATGGACTCGGCAGCACTATACGTACAACTAAACACTGTATATAGTATGCTATCCAACTATAAGGTTGATCACGTTGTACTACCAGATGGTGCATATCTAGACGCCATAAAGAGCGAGCCAAACCCAATCACTGGTCTATTCGAAAGTGTAAACGCTGGTTTCCAAACACAGTTAGGGGCCTTCTTAGACGAAGTACTTGAAAATGTGCACGAGACCATGGCTTACATGTCAGTAACACCACCAGTTGACAATAAACTTGCAACAATACAAAACTGGGTACAAAAACTAGTAACAGTTGATATGTCGGATCCAACCCGTGCTGCTAACTGGTACTCGATTTTAGCCCATAGACTGATTCACGTATTTGCAATGCAGCCAATAGTAAGTAATGCGGCCGCAGCCAGATACCTATCAGATGGTATCCCATCATTCGTCGGTACATATGCAGAACTTCCGATAGATGAAGGTATGACCATGCATAAAGTTCCTGGATGGGTCGGCCTACGGTTTGAGTTGTCCCCTGGACAGCTAGAAGCCCTAACTGCTGCACGGTATGTTACTGCTAGAGTAGACCAGCACACTGGTGGAATAGTAGTAACAGATGTACCAACCGCGGCTGCTGTAGGTGATGACTATGCCAGGTCAACCACATCGAAGATTGTCCGCAGGGTTTGCGACGAAGTAAGACGCGTGGTTTCACCGTTCTTGGGTAAACTATCTGAGGACTCAGTTTACAACGCGGCTGCAACAGCAATTTCAAATGTAATCAGAACTCACATAAACATCGGAAGTCTACGGCCTGGCAGCACATTCTCAGTGTTTGCGTCACCAGCTGATAGAGTTCGTGGTGTGATGAATGTACGGTTACAGCTTGCAGTCAACTTCGAGATCAGAATTATCAACGTAGTGGTAAATCTAGTAGCTCGGTAACAAAGACGGCTAGGTAGCTGCAAAGCTACCTAGCCATAAACTGTGGAGGACATAAAACAATGGCGGAACAGCTAAACCTTTTAACTAGTCAATTTACTCGTACTTATGATACATTCTCGGGTGCTGACATTATACTAGTCATTCATGACATGATAATTGGCAACGCGAACGGCATAAGCTTTTCAATTACGAGAGAAAAGGCTCCGTTATATGCCCTCGGTAGTGTAGATCCGATCGCAGTATCACGCGGAAAACGTGGAATTGCTGGGTCTCTGATCATGTACAATACCGATCGGGCTGCTTTATATGATTACATGTCTAGAGCGGTATATGCCGCGCATAGGACTGACCTACCAGCCTCTGGTGGGCGCCTAAGAGGTTATAGACCAACACCTACAGGCGCAGACAACTATACGACAGCAACAGACTTTGCGTCTGGTGTTGCCGATATGCAAACTCATATGACACTTGAGCCACCCAACTATTCTGACCAAATCCCACCTTTTGATATTACACTTACAGCAATGAACGAGTATGGAAATGCTTCGTCAATGGCTATTTTTGGTGTAGAAATATTGAATGAGGGTGAGGGTCATTCTGTTGATGACATCACATCTGAGACCCAAATGACATGGATCTGTAGAGGCATAACTCTGTGGACCCCAGCTCTTCCTGGGCTTGAGGATGGACTACCTGACTCAACATTCCAACCAACACCACTGGGCGGTGACGCACTTGCCCAAGTAAATTATTTTGATCAGCTGTCCTCAACCTAATTACGTGTAAATAGTGGGCCGGCTAACTACCGGCCCAACTTTAAACATTATGCCGTATCCTTTACCAGATAAAGTAGAGTGGGGCGATCTAGGGGTAGAGTTTAAAAAATACCCGAATATAGATGCCACTACGCCCAATATGTGGGAACCGACACAGCGAAGCTTTGCCGGTTGCGATATATTGGCCACAGCGTATATAGAGGGTAGACTTGTTGTATGTGATAATATAACAACTCTATCCTATTCAACGCACCGTGAGAAAGTAAATGTGCCCACTCTAGGCCGCGCGTATGCTAGGAGACGTACTCGTGGTATGCGGACAATTGCCGGAACTCTTATCTGGATTGTAAAAGACCGTGCCCCCCTCTGGCGCTTCCTTGGTCACTATAAGTATGACCAACGCGCTTTTATGCACCTACCCCTGTCTGACGCTCTTCCACCGTTTGATCTAACCCTAACCTATGCAAACGAATACGGACATGTTTCTGTTATGCGTATCTATGGTATTGATATAACAGACGAGGGGCAGACACACTCCATACAAGACATGATTACAGAAAACGTTATGCAATATCAAGCATTTGATATGGATGTTATGATGCCTATGAATGCTGAAGATGGCGAACTTCCCTGGATACAAAACAAGGACGGCGTTTTCTATAGAGCTATTGGTAACCTTTCTACACCAGTTGTACAGGCTGACGGCTATGCTGACTACGCAAAAAATCAGCGCCTAACGACATGGTTATCCATATTTCTATCTGACTATGACCGAGCAGCATACACATTTTGGAGTACAGGTGGTGGCACAGAAGCTGAGATTGCTAGTGCTACACTAGTACCACCAGAAGAGGTTGCAAGTGTATTTAAGTCAATAGGTTACGATATAACCGGAGCGAAGTATGACCATATAGCTAGTATTCTACGAAGTGTACAACAAGAGATGTCAACCCTAATGACGACATATGGTTCTTACTGGAACGTAGAGGCTAACAGAGCTGCGATTATGGACGGTACAATTCCCTCAGCTAATCCTTATGACTATACTATATATGGAAACTGGTAACGCCTGAGTCTCCTCTCCCCCCCCTCCCAGACTTAAGGCCGAGAGCCCACGTACCGAAAGGCAACGGGGCTCTTTTGTTTTATGTGAGTATTTTGTTTTTATAGTCTTTTTGTGTTATAATTGTATAGACGGTAAGGAGTAATTAATGAGTGACATACCAGATATAATGGGGCCACAGACACTAGGCGTCAATGAACAATCTCTAACATCTTATAAGTATGACTGCTTTGCAGGCGCACAGGTTTCAGTATTTGTAGATAATATATGGGTAGACGATGTCGTCTCTATCCAGTTTACAGTTACGGAACCAAAGTCTCCTATATATGGTTATGCTAGCAGGTTCTACGATCTTGCTGCAAGTGGTAACAGGATTATACAGGGACAGCTAGCAATTGCATATACCGAAGAGGGCTATCTAACTACTATTCTTAACCAACGTAGAAAAAATCTATATGGTTCTGACTCGGTAATAGATAGAACTACTACTTCAGGAAGCCCACTGGCAACAATGTCTGAGGTCGGCGGCCCAACTGATTTATGGAAGACAGCGGATGGTGGGCTTGATAATACTAAGTTACAACAGGTTGGCGCCGAACGTAAGCGACTTCTTGGTCTTGCTGAGGGTGCACGCCCCGCAGACTACACTACACAACTCAAGCGCATAGAAGAAGAGTACGCGCGGCTTATACAAATAAGTCTTGGAAAGCAGCCGGCAACTCAATCATACACAAGAAGTACTATAAGAGATTTACTTGGTGACGAGCGAGGACTTTCTAACTATGAAGATCTTGCAGAATTAATGGAAGACGCGCAGTTAGATCCAACAAAGCTTAAGGCGCTAAAAGAGGGAGTTAAGTGGTCTGTTGTTCGTGGTTATAAGGGAGAGTATAGATTACGTAAAGCCCTTGAGTTTGATCTAGAAGAAGGCCGTACAAAAGAATCTGTACCGTTTAACTATATTGGTGACGGCTTTGACATGATAATTATGTATGGTGATTTTAGTATTGGTAGTGCAGAGCATACATTAAAGGTATTAAGTGATGTTCATTTTACATCAGAAGGTCAGGTTGTAGAAGCCAATGGTAACCCCATTATTGAAGTATATACATTTTTCGCCAGGGACATAGGAGACACGTCACACTTATATAATCCAAAAACTGGACTAGCTAATAGTACTAATGTGGGTGGGAACGCTTCTGGAAAACCCGCAGAGAGCAGTGAGCTTGTTACAATGGTTGTACTAGAAGCATATAATAAACTAGCATCTGGTGCGCCTGGCCAAAAAGTATTAGAGCTTGAGTACCCAGTAAGAATGGCTACACCATCAGTTAGCTTAAGCCCGGTTGTAAAGTTGGACTCTTCGCTACCACAGTTAGCTTATACAGCGGATAGCTATGAGTCTGATGTTGAGGACATAACTTTCGAAAAGATAAGCTTTTCTACAGCATACAGAGCTGCCAAGTCTACACACGACTCTATAGTAATACCTACTGCTGGTTTAATGAGAATTATAAAAGCCACCAACGGTCGTACCGAAAAGATAATGCTAAGTGATAGAACCCTTGCTGCACGCACCATTACAAAATTCAGGGTAGTTGTAAGCTATACTGGTGGTATTACTAATGAAGAGACACTAGAGAACGACACACAATCACGAGACAAACAAATAACTTTTAACAACTATTTGGATACCTATTTGTGGGGTGATGTAAAAGACTACATGAAAGGTATCCGTAATAGTCAACCACTTAAACCGTACACCATTACTGTGTATGCTCTATGGAAAGATGGAGCTGATGCTTATGGGTCTGAGCAAGAAAAGCAGATATACAGTAAAACCTACACGTAAGGAGAGGAGACCATGAACGAGACAGACAACGAAGTAACTACTGCAGTTACCACTGAGGTTGATGACCTATTGTGGGCAGATGGACCAAGCAAGGCTGCTATGGACACCATCAAGGAAGAACTAAAGACCAAGGGCTTTCCAGCTGAACTATACGTGGTTCCTGCTGGCCAAATCTCGGTGGTATGTCGCATTATACCACGGATCGAATACAACGAGATTGGAAAAGCAAAGTACCAAGAGGCTGTTACTAAGAAATTAGCACCACAAGCCGCAGATGATCTTTTTAATTTAGCGCTAATCAATGCTTCTATTATATGGAAGCCAGAAGGTTTTAGCTTCGATGATGAAAAGCAAACTGCCTGTGGTGTAGTTCCAACACTAGTCGAAAAGATTATGGAGCTAAATGGTTTCGACGCTACTCCGCCAAGACGCATATAATCTACCAGAGTACTTGGCGCGGAAACTGTTAGCATGGAAGATACAGTACGGGGGCCTATATTTGGCCCCCTTCCGTGCTAAAACGCTAAATAGTCTCAATCAGCTTGTTAATAATGATGAGGCCCCTTGGACTATTTGTGTTTTACGTGAATTAGTACTTAAAGAGTATATAGCATATGCTGAGCTTACTGAGTTCTCTCCGTCTGCCGCGGCCTATAGTCTTGTTCGTACTTGTCTATTGGTAGCTTATGACTATAGTGTTGGGCGTGAGATAGATATTTCTGATTCAAAAATAACACTCGACTTCTTATTCGGGCAGCTTATGGAAATAAGTGGGTTCTTTAAAGGTAACTCAATGATTGCACAAAGAAGTAGACGGGATAAGTATGGGGCTGGTTACCATATTGGAGCAATAGATCGGCTAGTCGTAAATGTTGGGTATAAACCTGATGAATTAATGAACTTGACAGACACCGATCTAGCTGAGCGTTGGCTTGTCTATAACAAACAGTCCCGACAGATGCAGCAAATAACACGAACCGGTAACGCTGCACAAGATAGGCAAAACGCTAAGGCAGCATTAGTCCAAGCATCAGAACATGCGTCTACCGAGGCGCTTGCAGACCGGATGGCAAGAACACGGGATGGGCGCTCTGAGCGAATTAACCCAGACAGAGAGAATGTGGAACTGCTAAGGGACTTTGCTGGAGATATTAAGCAGCGGCCAATTCCAGATGTAACTAAGTTAAAGCGATGGGATCGCAAAAAGGATGTGCCAGACTTCTCTGGTAAGAAACGCTAATGGCTCAACAGACACAACAACAGTATGAGAATGATAAACAAACTGGCCACAACCAATTAAAGGCTGTGGCCAAACCTCATAATAGGAAGCTATCTGAAGAAACTAAAGCTAAAATTCGTAAGGCACTTGTTGGTAGAAAGCACTCGTTGTCTCGCAAGAACAAGATAAGAAAAGCCATGCAAGGAAATAAGAATCGGCTTGGTGCTATATTATCTCAGGAGACGAAAATAAAGATTAGGCGCTCACTTGAAGGAAAGACCTTTATCACTAAGGAAGGTCGAGAGAAAATACGTAAAGCGAATGGTAGCAGAGTCGTGAAGGAAAGTACGCGGGCAAAGTTGAGTGGCAACAATAACCCTGCTTGGAAAGATGGTTTATATGCAGAGCGCCATGGTTTACGCCTCGCCATATGCAGCTCGTCTACCTATACTCGATGGAGAACTACTGTATATAAGCGAGATGGCTTTGTTTGCCAAAGGTGTGGTTTTTGTAAAGGTCATAGTCTTAACGTACACCATATTAAGCCATTTCAGCAAATAATTAAGCAATATAATATAACTAGTCTAGCACAAGCCATTAAGTGCGAAGAATTGTGGGATCCAAACAATGGCGTAACCCTATGTACTAATTGTCATAAGAAGACTCATAATGGCAGTACTTACCCAACAGCAGCAAGAGCAATATAGTAACGAGCGCCGGCCAGCAGTAAATCAGTTAAAAGCCGTTGCAGGTATCGGTTTATCCATTGCTGCTTATGCTATACTAGATAAGCCTCTACGTGGTATTGGCCGAGCTCTATCGCAAAGGGGCGGTCTACTTCTAAAGGGGTTAGGGCCTAGTTGGAAGAGTGCATGGGCCGCCGCAGCTGCAGGGACTGAAAAAGTT